ACCTCAACGACCTCAACGCGATGGCAGCAGCCGAGTCCATCATCATCAAGGCTGGGGCGCAAACCATTCGGCTTTATGAGGACGCACTCCAAAAGTTTGTTGCTAACATCGTATTTGCCACCGCCGCCCAACGCGCAGAAGCCTTCTTGAAAACACTGAACCTATGGACCGAATGAGCATGTCCTTTCTTTGCGGCTTCCTGTTCGCCGTGGCGGGATTGACGCTGTTTCTGACACAAGTTGCCACCGTTGAGCTTGCAAGGGCTTGGCGGGCGCTACGGGAGGACATAGAAACCAGCTTCGGCCACGACACAGACATCTTTCCCGACCACATCCCATGAACACCCAAGCCATCTCGAAAAGCGAATCCCGCACCACCAAGCTGAAATGGTTCGGCACGGTGGTGGGGGACGCCAACCAGCAGGAATTTGTCATCGCCGCGCCAACCCGCAACCGCTGCCTGTTCGCGGCGCGGCAGTTTTTCCCGGAAGCGAGAAGCTACGACGTGCAGCCGGTCACCTTGGTCTCACGTCAACACGACTAATCCGTTCATCCTATTGAAAACCATCATCACCCTGCTTCTCATCCTCCTCGCCATGCACGCCTGCCAATGCGTGACGGAGCGCTACGCGCTGGAGAAAACAACGTCTCAGTCAAAAAAAACCCACAACCAAGAAACAACCAAGCAAAATGAACACCATTGAAACAACCATCAGTCCGAACGAAGCTGTCAAAGCGCTCGAAAGCTTCATCAGCAACTACACGCTCAACTCCATCCGCACCCAGCTGTTCCAGCACGACCACCAAGACGAGAAGCGCAACTTCGAGGAAAAATACAACTGCTGGTGCTACTGGACCAACCGTCAGGAAAAAACCCTGATCGCCAGCTCCAAAAGCTTCGCCGACCGCGCCGCCGCGATGGCGTGGATCAAGGAAAAAGATTTGGGCGAGCCCGAGTTCAGCAAGCTGTCCTTCGCCACCAACAGCGGCGAGCCAAAGACAATGTGCACCCTCAAGTGCGTCGGCGAGTTCGAAGGGATTCCTTTCGAGATCGAGGCCAACTACACCCGCGACGGGCTGCCCACTTCAACCTGCAAGGTGGTCGCCTCCACCAGCTACTCGGTGGTCTGCGAAACGGGCGCATAATCTCCCCCGAACCAGACAAGAAACCATGAAATGCTCCCGCTGCGGACACACCGTCCCGAACGTAGAGTGTTACGTCTGCTGGGAACAACCCGACGAAGGGAAAGACGCCTTTAGTCAGGCTAAAGACCTTGAATGTGACGACTGCCAGCAGTCGCTCTTCCACAACTCTCCTACAAGCTCGTCAGACACCCCAATGGGACATGGACAGCCATCCACCGTTTGACGAGCTTGTAGGTCCACCCCTTAACGCAAGAAACACCATGCCCATGAAATCAGGCGACCGCGTCACCACTCCGGACGGAGAGGGAATCATCGTCGACTTCGAAATCCACCCGTCGCTCCATTCGAAAGTGCCGACGTATTACATCCACAACGAGCCAATGCCGGGACTCCCCGGCGAATACATCCGCTGCGGGGTGAAGGGCTGCCACGAACACATCCGCGTCGCATACTACCCGCTCGACCAGATCAGCCAAGATCCGCAGCTGTAATTCAAATGTCGTCGCAAAGCCCTCAACCGTTTGAGGAAGCTTTCCAAAGAAACAACCGTCCAACCACCTGTTCAGCCTGACTAAAGCCATGTCACCCACCATAATCCGCAACGCCAAAGCATTCGAAAAAGAGCTCCGCGCCCTCAATTCGAACAACCTCACCATTTACCAGATCGCCCGCGCACTCAAGATCACCCCGGCAACGACGAAACGCTACATGAATCATCTCGGGATAAAACTGGCGAAGCGCCGGAAGGACAGGGACACCAAGCCCGACCTGCGGGTGGACGAAATGGTGGCGATGCGGAAAAAGGGCTTCACCCTCGACAGTATCGGAGGCAAGTTCAACCTCACCCGCGAACGGGTGCGTCAAATCCTCCAGCGGGAATGCCCCGACTTCGTCTTTCCCGTCAGGGTGGTGAAGAGCCAGCGCTGCAACCACTGTGAGATGGAGTTTACCCCGACCGGGCCGTCTCCGAAGTTCTGCAGCCAGAAATGCAAGGGCTCCGCCAAAACCATCTTCAACCGCGAAACCGCGCTCGACATCATGCACGAGCGGGACAAGGGAAGCACATGGAATGAAGTGGCAAAAGCCATCGGCAACGGGTCCGGACACGCCGTGTTCCGTGCCACCATCCAGCGAAACAAAGGATTTTTCAGCATCATGGAACAGCTGAAATACTTCCCGAAAAAAGGCGAGAAATACTTCAAGCCGGACAATGACAAGGAGTTGGGAGAAACCAAAGGATGTGAAGAACTTCAGGACTCCTTTACCATAAGAGGGTTGCGCTCTCTTTTCTCCTTGCTCCGCCCGTAACCCCGTGGTAAAAGCCTCCCGGAATCAAGCCACCGGGCACTGCTCACCGGCACGACAGCCACAACGTCAACTACCAAAACAAGACCCCGGACCGAGGTGAAAACCCCGCCGGGGTCTTTTGCGTCCACCCATCATGAAAACATACAGCCAAGAACAACTCATCCAACTCCTCACGGAATGGATGGTGAAATACCGAGGAAGCCCCATGGAGCTTGACGATGAAGTTCGAGACCAATGGTATCGAGACAACGGTCTGATCGCTCATTTCATCCGCGACCACTTCCCATCCCCATGAAAACCTACAAGATCATCCGCTTCTACGCGCCCGGAATCGACAAGGAAAACCACGTCGTCAAAACGGGCCTCACCTTGGAAGAGGCGCAGGAACACTGCAACGACCCGGACACCCGCAAGGAGGGAGAATGGTTCGAAGGATACGACGAGGAATAAATTCCCAAAATCCTTCTTGACGATCCGGTCGTCTTAACTACCTTCCCCCTTGACGACTGAGTAGGGCTCAACGTCATTGATCTTTCTGAATGGCCGAACCAATCAGATTCAAGGGTCAGAGAACCGGTTGCCCTACTCCCGAGTCTCTGGCCCTTCTCCTTTCCTTTCCGGCTACGGAACCATATTAGCCGAACCATCCGCCTGCACCGGCTGTCCGGGCTACGTCGATGCTCCCTGCCGTTTGACCTGCGCACAGGGACCTGTAAATCAACCAAGCTTGCCGTGAACTCGGCAGGGGCTCGGAAGGTGGCCAGTTACCGACCACCCTTTGAAAGATTTTCTTTGGCCCACAAAGGTTGAAGATTCGTGAAATGTAAAATACGAATCAAATCATCCTGATTGCATGCAGAACATATTGGGATCTTATGATCAATATGCCAACCCTCCTTACTCCAGTTGTCCCAATTCATTCCCTCTTCGAATTGGTTTTCCAAATGAAATCTCAACTGATCCCAAGTGCAACCAATATACTGATGAGTCCTCAAGCTTTTCTTGATCCTCTTTCTTTTCAGGCCAATCAAAACGCGAGTTTGAGCATTTCGAGCCAATCGGGTCATTAAAGGCAATTCACTCCAAGGCTTAATCCTGCCATCTTTACGACGTCTTGCATCAGAAGCTCGATTGCAGACATTACGAGCAGCACGACGTTCCGCGTCAGACAAAAAAACTCTGCATGATTTCACGTTGTTGGGTCGTTGTTCTTGGTATCGAGTTCTCGCCCTGACTCTTGCTGATTCTCTTTTTTTCTCATAAGTTGAAACCTTCATCCACCGTTCTCCGTTCGGCTTACTTTTATCGTAACCCCAAAAAACCAAGCCGTCATCACGCAGCGTCCCTTTCTTAAGTCTCTCCGTCATTCCTGAATCATAAAGAATCAAAGCCCCTTTAGCAAGACTTTCCGAGCCCCCCTTCCCTTCACCGGGCAAATGGCTTACTGGACTCAGGGGTCGCAAGACTCAACACACCAACCGCTTCTCGGATACCTCAGACTCGTCTCAAAAGTAACAAGAAGAACCCGAATCCGTCCCTGCAAAGGGGTGGCCTAGGGTCTGACTTCCCGTGTTCCTACGACTGAACTCAAAGTAACCTTCCTTCCACCGTCCGTCGTCATGAGCAGCAAGCGTAAGTGGACCAAGACCGGCCATTGGTCGTTCGACGAGAAGAAGGCGTCGAAACCGACGAAGGTGAAGCGCCTCCGCAACGACCAGAAGCAGCCGGAGCTCGACGCCCACACGTTCGACGACTGGTCCGCCGCTGGCTACCGCATCTCCAAGGGGGCGAAGAGCCGCTCGCGCAATTTGGACGGGGTCCCGTTATTCGGTCTTGACCAAGTTTGGACGAACGACAAGAAAGCCCGTCCGCCTGTCTCCAAAAAACCCTCCGTCCCCGTCCCCACGTCATGCCCTCCCGTCAAACATTCGCAGTCCAACTGGTCTCAGCCCTCCGGGCTGGTGAAGGAAGTGTTGGCGAGGATGGAGGAGAAGAAGGAGACAGAGGAGGAAAAGCACATGCACATGCCTGAAAGCTTCGAGACCAACGAAGACGACTATAAAGATTTACCTTACTAACATGAAACATCCAATTCAAGTGCGCTTGATTTGCGGCGAGCGAAGCAACATCCTTCGCAAGCTCTACGTTGATCAGGTGGGCAATTTCAACCGTGTCGCCTGTCGTTACGCCGGAAAAACCTACATCGTCCACTCCGAAGCCGGAGACTTAAGCGACCCTTTCCGGGCGGACGCCAACTACTTGGACTGTCTTTACATCAAAACGTGGGAGCCCTGCCAGTGGTCTCTTTAGCCTGACTAAAACATGAACCAAAAACTCTCCGACGACAGCGCAAATTCCGCCGCCATCCACTTGAATCTAGAACCTTATCACCAGCGCATCTACGAGCTGGAGGGCCGTCTCAACCACATTGAGCAGGCCTACATCAACTCCGACCGTCTACGGATGATATGCCAGCTCCAGCTGGAAGCCCTCACACAGGCCGCTGAGCGCGTCCGTGACGCTCGCGGGCGCTACCACACCCAGAAAGCATTTGAAGAGCTTGTAGAGCTACTGCACGAGCAAGGAAAGACCAACCAGCCATGAAAACCCCCTACCACGACGACGACGGAGTCCGTATCAGACAAGGAATGTGGGTGAGCTTCTGCTACGGCATTCCTCCGGTTCACGTCCGAGGCGAAGTGGTGCGTGACAAAAAACAGGTTCTCATCGTCACCACCCCCGGCCATTCCCCGGATCACTGCCGACTTTCCGAACTCCGCGAATTCGTCGGAAGCTTCTACAGACACCACCTATGACCTTCAAGACCCAGCCCGTCCACATCGAGTGGACGCTATACCTCAAGTCCGGTCCGGTCCAGATTTGGGAAGGCAAGCCTGAACGCGGTTCATGGACTCAATGGGAATGCCGCAACGTCCAAAGCGGCGAAACCCGCCATATCGACAAAAACAACGTCCTTCAAACTTTCGACCAAATGACCAACAACCAAGAATCATGACTACTCACGATCAGATGCTGGCCGACGACTGGCGAACATTCCGAGATCCGTTCCGGGAAAAACGCACATGCTACGCCAAGTCATTCGAGGGTCACGCCAAGTGCGCCTGCAACACTCCAAAGAACAAGCAGGTGGAAGTCTACCACTATCCGTCCGACCGGATCGCCGGACTGGACCTGCCCGAGTCGTGGCACGTCGAACTCAACGGCGAGCTTCCAGACGGCGAATGGGTAAGGATGACCGTGGAAGGACTCCAAACCTTCGATCAAATCACATCCAAGGCCAAAGACCTGCTCACCGCATGGGACCGCCTTGTCTCCATCACCCCAACCGTCATCAAAGAATAAACCGATTTCTACTGCTCCAGCAGCGACCGGTCGCTACGGAAACTGTAAAGCATGGCTTACAACACTGGAGGAAGAAAGCCCCTAAGCCCGTTCAGGAAAATGCGAAGCCCTTCTCGGGCGAATCAATAGCGGGAATCAAAATTAGAGACGAGAAAAAGCATCCAAGTGCGTAGCGCGAGGATGGAGCTGCTGGGGCGATACGCCAGCGCCGGACGCAGTAACCGGCTTCAATGAAGCGGCAGCACGGAAGGACGTGCCCGTAGAACCTAGGCTATAAGATCACTCAGGATTCAGATTGGGAGCGAAAGCGACCATGAGGGAGATGCGCTCCCATGCACGCATATGATATATGTCGTATTCGCAATCGACCCGCTTCACCTTTTTCAGCCTGACCAAACACCATGAACACCCTCGAACAAACCCGCCACTTCCGACCCGACGTCGCCATCACCGTGTCGTGGGAATTTGACCCGTCGTTCGTCTGGGACGGCGACATGGAAGACCCAAAGCTCGACCCGGACAATCCGCTGTTCCCGCACGACGTCACCGTCACCGCGTCCATCATCCGGCGAGGCGTCCTCATCCAAGACAGCGTCTACCTCGGAGGCTGCTACGCCCCGGCGGGCGGTCCCTACGACGAGGAGATCGACGGCTACCTGCCGCAGCTCGTCGACGACGCCATTCAATTCCTCGACCTGAAGCTCAAAGAAACCATCATCGAACCATGAAAGTCCAACCCAAGGAAGCCTTCAAACTGCTCGGCACCGACATTGAACTCGACCCGACGTTCGTTTACAACGCGTCACCCTCCGACAACCTGCCGGACATCACGCCCGGCCTCATCTACGTCCACGAGCGCGACGAGAACCCAGTAGGGGTGCTGCTGCGCGAAGGGGAATACACCATCATCGAACCATGAACGCCACCTTCCCTCTGTCTTCTTACGACCGAAATCGAGGAAAATACACAATCGTCACAGAGCAAGGAAATCTCTATGCCACGACCTATGACCCAGCGGCTCGCGACGCCATCCTCGCCATCCCCGACATGCTGAGCGCTTTGCGCTTGGGGTTGAATTTCGTCATCGAACAGAGAAACGCAGGTTTGGATGTCGACCATGAATTTGACATCCTTACCTCTGCCATCCAACAAGCCACCCAACCATGACCGAAGAATTCAAACGCCAGCTACAGAGCTTTCCCTCCCCGTTCCAGCGGGCCATGCAGAACAGCGCCTACGACAAGGGCCGCTCCACCTTCACCGTGACAGGCTTGCTAAGCCCGCCGCAGCGGACGTGGCTCGGGACCTTTAACGAGCGCATGGAGACGCCCTACGGGTCGTTCGCGGCCCTCATGGGCACCGCCATCCACACCGTCCTCGAATCCCACGTCAACGCCGAAAGCGGGGAAGTGGCTGAACAACGGATGTTCGCGGAAATGCACGGCATCACCGTCAGCGGCCAGCTCGATCTTTGGGAAAACGGCACCTTGTTCGATTACAAAAGCACCCGTGGCGTGCAGGACGAGATGAAGCCCGACCACTACAAGCAGGTGAACATGAACGCCTATTTGGCCGGGTTGAACGGGCTTCATTCTGAGAACGTCGGCATCGTCTACATCCAAATGGACTGGTCCTACATGACCAGCACGGTCAACCCGAACTACCCGCAAAGCCCGTTCCGAATCTTCATCCACCCCTACAACGAAAAGATCGCCAAGGACACGCTGGACAAGGCCATTCCCGAGCACATTGCAGCGCTCGACGGCAAGCCGCGCCAATGCACCCGCGAGGAGAAATGGCAAAAGGACGACAGCTACGCGTTGATGAAGCCTGACGCCAAGCGTGCGTCGAAAGTGTGCGACTCGCTGGCCGAGGCGCAGGCGGAACTGAAACCCGGCCAGATCATCCAAGTCCGCAAAGGAGAAAGCACGTTTTGCAAGATGTTCTGCGGGTTCAAGCACTGCTGCCCGCAGTTCAAGATGGAATCACTTTCAACCAACCAAGAACCATGACCACCACCCTGTCCTTTCAAACGACACTGTCCGCACGCGATCTTTGTCGCGAAAACTCCAAGGATGAAATCATGAAGCTGATCATGGATTTAGACTTCGCCGTCGCCGAGGCCGACTTCACCGAAACCCTCATCCTCAAGCTCGCCGACACGCTGTCAGCCGACTCGAAAACCTCGACGATGGTGGCGATTGGAAACAAGATCGCCGCCATGCAAGGCTACACCCCCTGAGCCCTCCGGGCTGGAGACCATTTTATGATCACGTCACTACCGCAAAACATCCGCCGCGTGTTCGAAAAACACGGGCTTGAAGCCGACTCCCTGTCCTTTGACGAAGCATCCCTTGTCGTTGAATTCGACGACATTGAGGTGGCTTTCAAGGTGAGGGAGGCCATACTCGACCTTCACGCCTGCTGCCTCATCAACCGTGGCGGCAAGCCCCATCTCCTTATTCACAACCTACTCGCCAACCAATAGCCATGCAAAAAGCAGCCATCAAACTACAACAGATCCAGTCGGAGCTGGTCGCCCCCAAGGACAAGCTCAACAAGTTCGCCGGATACAACTACCGTTCCGCCGAAGGGATCTTGGAAGCCCTCAAGCCCCACCTTGAGAAACACAAGGCCATCCTCACGCTCAGCGACGAGATGGTGCAGGTGGGGGACCGCGTCTACGTCAAGGCCATCGCCACGTTCACCGCCGACGGCGAGTCCGTCGTCACCCACGCGTTCGCCCGCGAGCCGGAGGACAAGAAGGGGTCGGACGCCAGCCAGATCACCGGAGCGGCCTCGTCCTACGCCCGCAAATACGCCCTCAACGGATTGTTCTGCATCGACGACACCAAGGACGCCGACGCCACCAACGACCACGGGATGAAGGAGACGACCAAGCCCGCCGCTGTCGTTGTCAAACCCACAGCCAAAGACGAGGAGATGGTCGACAAGATCATCGAGGCGTTCAAACAGCAAACCACTCTCACCGAGCTTGATGCGAAGATGAAGAAAGCGGAGGCCACGCCCTACGCAAAACATCCGCGTGTCCTGCTCGCCTACACCGAAACCAAAAACAACATAAAGTAATGTCTGAAACATACGCAGTTAAAGGAGCCGTCAAGTTTGTCGGCGAAATGGAAACCCTCGGAGCCAAAGGCTTCACCAAGCGCGAGCTCATCGTCACCACCTCCGACGACAAATACCCGCAGGACCTCAAGATCGAGTTTGTCAAAGACAACTGCTCGAAGCTTGACGACATCAGCGAGGGCGACGAAGTCACGGTGAGCGTCAACCTCCGTGGCAGCGAATACAACGGCAAGTATTACGTCAGCCTGACCGGCTGGAAGATCGAGAAAGGCGAACCCTTCTAAATTATGACACTCCATCAAGTCAGCACGGCCAAGGATGGAGAAAGCTTCACCGCCATCGGCGTGGTGGTTGTCCACAAGCAGTTCAACCCCAAGATCTCGAAGAACGGCAAGCTGTTTTCCAGCGTCATCCTCAAGAGCGCGGGCACCGAGGTGTTCATGACCGTGTGGGATGACGCGGCGAAGGTCAAACTGCCGCTCAACACCGACATCACCCTCCGTGGCAAGTTCACCAAAAACCAATACAACGGCGCGGCCAGCCTCAAGTGCGAGGAACTGGTCGTGCCGGAAGGGGCGACGGAGTGGAAGCCGGAGGAAATCCAAGGCGCTGCGGAAACCCCGAAGATGAAGGACTGCATCGACGCCGGGATCAGGGCGGCGGACTACATGGTCCGCAAGGAACGCCCAGACCTCGCGTCAGCCGCTTTCACATTCGCAGCCAACGCGTTCATTCAAGGAATCCGCATGGAATGATTCTCCGCCCCCGGCGTTAACCGGTTGGGGGACAGATCCGGAGAAACACGGTTCGGGGTCTGGACCCGTATGCCAGAGCATTTGACGGCCATTAGCGCAAGAGACCGTTCGTGCAGATCACACCAGCACGTTAAAAAAGAGAAGAGTGTGACGGGACCAACCTGACGAGCAGGTGGCGTGGTCGAGAAGACGCAGGTGCAGCGCATGGCATCACCGGACACTGTCACCGGACTAAAAGTCGGAAGGTTGGCTTAGAAGCAGCCATGGGGAATCAGCACCCCTTTTCCTCTAAGGAGTGGGATACCGGGTATCACCTCCCGCGTTTGAGCTACCTGTAAGCGATGCGGGAAGGGTGAACGAGATGCCGGAGACCCTTTGGCGTAACAGCACACCGACACCATCTTTGAGCATGAGAAGCGCCTAGGCGTTAAGCGTAGAAAGCCGCCTCGCGAACGGCCATGCTCACCCACTCTCCGGCGCGTGTGCGCAGATGAAGCCAACATACTCCACTCTGAGAAATCAGGGGGCGTGAGGTAATGGGGTTGATTCAAATGTCGGGTTCAGTCCCGAGCGCGTTCGGACCACGTATCCGTGTCTGTATGACGGAAGGCGACTGGGCAACCTGCCAAAACGGGGGCCTCACTTTAGCCTGACTAAAACCAATGAACACCCGCACCATCTACCTCATCTACGTCCGTCCCACAGGGTCGGAAACATGGACCCAGCACATGAAAGAATCGGGCGTCCCGTGGCGCTCCAGCAAGCCGTCAACCGCCGACGAATACGCCGTCACCCTTGCCAACAGCAGCAAGTATTGCACCAAGGTGGTGGCAGTGAAGCTGCCGAAAGACCCAGACGACATCGACCATCCGAAATACGCAGTGCTCTCGGACGGAGACACGCTCTACGTCGCCAACCCGTTCTAGGCCATGACCTTCCTCGTCGATCCTGAATATGGCAATCACAACGGTGACAACCTCGTCTATTGCGAAGACGACGAATACGACGAGAACGCCTGCTTCAACTGGGTGAACCACCCGGTGAGACAACTCTACGACAATCCCAAAACCCAATTCCATCCATCCAACCCCTATGAAGAAGAACCGAACCCCGAGCACCCTTCCGAAGATCCCCTGTGGAGACCAACTGCGCGAGGCGTGGCTGGAAGCCGTCGAACTGCACGCCATCGTAGCCAAGCTCCTTGGTGACTTGGACAGTGCGGTGACGCTTGCGAACGACGAAAAGCCTGACGCGAAGGTGGAGGCCAAGGAGGCCAAGGAAGCCATTCACGACCTGACCGTCAAGGCTCTGGCCATCCGCGACATGATCACCGTGTGGCAAGCGTGGGCCTCGGAAAGCTCCGACATCGACTGACATGACCGCCAAGCAAATCCGCAAGTGCCAAGACGAGATGATCCGTCTCCGTCTGAAGTGGCTCGACGAGAAAATCCGTAACAACCGAAGAAAATGAACAACATCCTTGAAGAAGTATTCCTCCATTCCGACGTGCGGGGCGGCTATGCCGTCGGCTTCCAGATATACGGCGCTGGAGGCGTCGGAGACAGGATTGGCTACATAGTGAAGCACCAACATCTAGGACACGTCCTAGGCGTCACGGAGGGACTCAATACGCCGCATCTCTCGCCTTCGCACTTGAAGACCATCGCCGAACGGCTACAAACCCTCAATGAGCGCCAAGAAAAAGCCCGTTAAACGCCGAACTGACATCACCCGTCCTCGAAACGGTGGACAATGGTCGGAAGCGATAATACAGGCTTGACTGGAGCGAAGCTGTTCTTTACATCATTCAAATGATCACCAATAAAATCGCATCCATTTATTTCTCATACAATCCGGAATCAGGAGTGATTACAAGGATTGCTCCAACGATCCGGAAAAATGGAAGGTCTCATTCACAAGGAATAGGACAGCCATGCGAAGCCATAATGAATAGTGGATATTTATACACATCCATATCCCATGAAGGGAGAAAATGGAGAATCCTTGCTCATCGTTTAGCGTGGTTACTCCATTATGGAGTTCATCCTGAAAATCAAGTTGATCACATCAACGGAAAACGCGACGATAATAGAGTCTCAAACTTAAGAGCCGCAACCAACAGAGAAAATCAATGCAATCGGCACAAAAAAGTAGGCATGAGTAAAGATTTGCCAATCGGAGTCTACAGAATCACTCGAAAAGGAAGACCCGGAATCTGGTATGCAGTTCACCTAGAAATCAATGGACAAAGAAAAAGCACTTCAAAAAGATGCCTCCAAGCCGCGATTGAAACACGCAAAGACTGGGAAAAGAAATACTTCAATCGAGAGGCCGTATAATGGAGGACAATGGACTCGCGCCAGAATGACCTCCTTCATCAAAAGCGCCTTGCGCGGAGCCCGCTGGCCGCAAAAATACGAGTGCATCAAGGCGGCGTTCGTCGAGCACGGGATCAATCCGGCCACCGGCCACAAGTGCAAGTTGCACAAATGCCCAGAATGCCAAGGGTTGTTCCCGCAAAACATGATGCACGCCGACCACATTGTTCCCGTCGTTGGACCGGAAGGTTTCAAGACATGGGACCTGTTCATCGAGCGGTTGTTTTGCGAAGCGGACGGCTTCCGCGCCCTCTGCAAACCCTGTCACAACCTCCAAACCTCAAAGGAACGCGCCGGACGCACCTTTGAAAAGCTTCTCTTCCCTCTTTAGCCCGGCTAAAGCCCTTCGGGCTGGGGACCATTTTGTATTCTCAGAACACCAACCAATCAACAAACCTTTGATCCTTTTTTAAGGTTGTCAATCCACCACAATGGTTGCAAGTTGCTGAAATGTAATAAGGGGATTAACGCCTCCAATGTTAATGCCGATGAGATAGGAACGCGATGATCTATGTGCCAACCACGACTCCCATAATTATCCCAAGACATCCCATCAATAAAACAGGACTCAATATGATTCTTGAGTTCTTCATAAGAACAGCCCAAATAGCTTTCAGATCCAAGCTTCTTATTCTTCTTAAGAGCGTAATGAATGCGTGACCTTGTGTTCAGAGTGATTTTACGAAGATGGCCTCCATTCTCAACCCATTGCTTTCTTCTTTTGTTTATTTCAGGACGATTTCTCGATTGATACTTTCCAACCTTAGTTTCCCACTTCTCTGAATAGGCCTTAACCTTTTCTGGATTCGCTCTCCTCCATGCTTTCGCGTATTCCTTTAACTTTTCTTTATTTTCCAATCTATATTTCCTTCTTTTATCTGAAATCTTCTCATGATTTTCACTCGCCCAATTGGCGTGATACTCCTTCCTTTTTTCTTTGCTTGTTTTTAATTTCAGCTCATCACGATATCTTCTTGAGGCTTCATTCTCATCAAGTTTAATTTTCTGGAACGTTTCTGGATCTGTCCAAAACTCAGATCGTAAACCTCTTCGGCTTTGATACCGAACAAATACTTTTCCGTCCTCACGGACCATCCCACGAATAAAAATCTCCATGAAGAAAAAATACAAAACTTCATGGATTAATCAAATTAATTCCCAATAGAAGACCAACACCATGAGCGCAGGACTTACCGCCAGAGACAGACAAACCGGGCTTGAACAGGCATGGCATCGCGAGACGAACATCGTCGACGTCGTGACCCGTGAGAATTCAATGCCTTACGAGATCATCGAAGCCCCCATCCAATACCGGGTGTTCGACAACATCGAGGGATTCCCCGTCGAACGGATCATCGAGGACACCGAATATAAGCGGCTGATCGCCAGCGACGACTTCCAGCCGATTGGCGAGCCGTTCGCCAAGTCCTACTGCCCCGGTTCCATCGCCGGGTTCTGGGAAATCATCCGCAAGGGGATGGGAGACACGCCATATCAGGTGGCGAGCGCCGGAACCGTGGACGACCGTTGCAAGCTGTTCGCCTCCATCAAGGTGAACGAGGGCTTCCACGTCGGCGACCGCGAGTTCAAGGACTACATCACCCTCATCGACTCGTTCGACAAAACCACCTCGTTGCAAGCACGTTACAGCAACATCTGCGTGGTGTGTGCGAATACTTACGCGATGGTGATGAATTCGGGCAGCCAGCTCGGCAAGGCCAAGCACACCACCTTCATGGAGTTGAACGTCGAACGGCTGATCGCCGCCATCGACGCCTTCGCGGGCACCAGCGCTTCCAACAAGGTGATGCTCCAGAAGGCCTACGAGACCCAGTGCAGCCGCGACGAGGCCCGCGCATGGGTGACAGGCATCGAGGGACGCAACGCCACCGCGTCCGGCCTGACCAACGGCATGTTGCAGAAGACCGCACGCATCATCGAGTTGTTCGACAACGGACGCGGCAACGAGGGACGCACCCGTCTGGACGCGTTCTCGGCCATGACCGACTTCCACAGCAACGAGTCGACCAACCGCAAGGAGGCCGGATCGCAGCGCTACACCAGCGAGTGGGGGGCTTCGGCCCAGACCAAGAACCTCGTGGCCACCCGCTTCGAACAGGACTGGACGACCAACGTCCGCCGTGGAGAGGGACTGCTGGACCGCAACCTCGCCCTCACCGCCTGAAGCCATGAACCCCTCACTCATCGCGCTGGTCTTCATGGGAGACCCGACAGACAACTTCTTCATTGAAGACGCCCCGGAAGGTCCGCCCGAAAAATGGATTGGGCGTTTCGTCAACAGCGTCGAAGAGGTTGAATTTGTCGAAGTGTGGGAGTTAAAATCGCCATACGCCTACTGGTCCAACCCCAACTCCAACCCCGAATCATGACCACCAAGATCACCCTCTACAACAACTACGAGTCCCGCTTCAACGGTCTCCCTGAGTCCCTTCCCGAGCTCATCCAACGCCTCACCGAAATGCTGGAGACCGTCCCCTCCGAGCTCCACGACGAGGTGGTGTTCGAGATGGTCACCGAATACGAATCCAACTCGGCGGACGTCGACATCTACTACTATCGGGAAGAAACCCCGGAAGAGGAGGCGAAACGTCTCAACGCTGAAGCCGCTGTCCTCCAAGCTCACAAAGAGCGGAAGCGCCGCGAATACGAAAAGCTCAAATCAGAATTCGAACCATGAAGAAATACGAAGCCGTCAGGCACGCCGAGGACTGCGTCACCCAGCTCTCCGACCGCAAGGAAGGGGGCTGGGGGTTCCGCTTCAGGGAGACGCCCGAGTCGCCGTGGCACACCTCTCCGGGGTTTCCACGGGTGGAGGCGCTGCAAGCCCGCAGGGTGCACCTGATCCGCCACGCGAGACGTCTCCTTGGAAAGCCCGAGGAGTATGAAGAACGAAAGAAAGACTGGACCTCCCACCTATGAACACACCCCACACACCCGGACCTTGGACGGTTGACGGACAATACATCCGGAGCAGCCAGTTCCACCTCGCCATCATGACACGTCCCGACTCGGGCATGATGGCGGAATGGAGAGCGAACCGAAACCTGATTGCAGCCGCACCTGATTTGCTGGAAGCGCTTCACAACCTCGTCGCCAGAGGCCTCATCAATCCCGACGGAGACCACTACGACGAAGCTATTGAAGCCCTCTCCAAAGCCACCGGACAAACTCCTTGACACCTGTTCACACTTTAGCCTGACTAAACACTCATGACCACACCACACACCGTCTATTTTAACGAAGCCCCCGTCGACCAGTCCGACTACCCCGCCCTCGCCGAGAAGTTCAAAATCCCTTATGAAGTGGTGTTCCGCTGTGTCGAGGCGCTGGAGAAAACCGGGGAGGTGCCAATCATGGCGTTTTCCGGTCCAACCAGAGAGCGTGTGAGGGCCTTGGCGATGGCTTTGGGCACTGAGTCCCCGGAAGCCGCTCAGGACGCGCCACAGGAGCCAGCGGAAGCCCTTGCGGAGCCACCTGCGGAGATTGTCTACGACGCCAAAGACGAACCAACCGAATGGGAACGTGAATCCATTCACTCCCAGCATGTGAATTCCCCGCAGACAAAGGATTCCAGCGATGTTCAAACTAATTTCGTGACCAAAGACGACGAGTTTGACCCGGAGGAAACCACCGAGCGCGACGAGATTGTCGAACACGCGGCCCACGGGCTGATGGAAGCGTTCTCCGACTCGGAAGGCTGCTTCATCATCTCCGACGACGGGTGCTGCCGGATCAATCCGGACAAGCCGCCGACGATTCAGCACTCGCTGGTCGTCGTTGCCAACGTCCTCAAGCTAAAAGACTTAGGGACCGTGGTGGACGACAAGAGCTCGTGGATGCTCGGCTCGATCATCTCCTCCTTGGAAGACTTCCACGGCGAGAACTTCTCCGTCTCCCAAGTGTGCGACTCCACCACCAAGGCCTACAACACGGTGGTCACCGCCGTCGGCGTGTTCAACGCGTTCAAGCTGAAGCGCTACAAGCTGTCGTTCTCGTCGCACAAGGAGGCGCACTACGCCAAGATCCCGGACGCCCACAAGAAGCTCATCCTGCACAAGGCCGAAACCTACAAGGTGGGGCCGAAGTCGATCCGGGCGCTGTGCTCCATCGCCAAGACCATGGAGGACGACACCACCATCCGCAACATCCGCAGCCAGAAGCAGGCGCTCGACCTCATTGCCGCCTACAAGGAGGCCAAGGTCACCTACATCGTTTACGAGGAAGGCGAGTGGACGCGGGTGAACGGACTGGCCGGTGATCCGCCTGAAGGCAAGATTGTTTTGAACACCAAGGAGTGGACCGCGCAGGTCGGCAACCAAATCCTCCCCATCGCCAAGCGCAGCACCCTCAAGTCATGATCGAACCCCTCATCCCCCCCGAGCGCGACCTCTCCGGACTGGTCAAATTCTTCAAGACCGCCAACGAGGTGACCGGGACCATCCAGAAGGACATCAGCATCGCCCTGCTGAAAGACCCCGCCATGCAGAAGAAGCTCTCGAAGCAGCTGAAGATGTCGGAGAACGACGCACAACTGGAAACCGACAAGGTGGTGAGGGCGTTCATCGACGAGATGCCGAAAGCGACGATGAACGGCTACAACCTTGTCGGCAAGGTGTTCGCCATGCACGCCAACATCACCGGAGACCCGACGATGCACGACGTCTTCGACGAGGTGAACCGACAGGTGTTCGAAGAAATGGAAGACCACTGAACAACCAGCTCACGGACGCCTAAGCGTTCCGTGCAGCTTCATGTTCTCAACTTTAGCCTGACTAAACCTATGGAAACCATCACTCCACTCACCGAATACACAAAGAACCAATACCGGTTCACCCTAATCCAGCGCAAGGCCAACTGCGCCATTTTCGCGGGAACCAAGCCCGGAGTCAGGGCCGTCAACTATGAGGTGGTCAGACTGCTTATCACCCCGTCAGGCTCCCGCGTCGTTCACGATCCCAAGACCAACACCGACACCCCAATCCACTGGGACGCCCATGAGCGCCTGCCGGGCGACCGCGAATGGGGAAAGCACGGCTTCACCTGCACCACCCTCGAAGCCTCCATCGACAAACTCAACACCCTCACCCAATCAACACTCCCACATGAACCAACGCGACCAGCAATTCTTTGACTTACAGGCCATCCGTGACGCCCTTGCAGGACGCATCGACGAATTCGTCCTCAACCTGTTCCCCGAAGCAAAACGGGAAAGCAGTTGTTACATGATCGGCGGCATCGACGGCAGCAAGGGCCGCCGGATGATGGTGAGCACCCGCGCCAACAACCCCGGCTACTACCTCGATTTCTCCGACCCGTCGATCAAGGGCGGTCCTTGGCGGCTGGTGTCCCAAGTGAAAGGCATCACCCTCAAGGAAGGTATCGCGTGGCTGGCCAAGTTCTGCAACGTCCCTCCCATCCAGAGCTTCGGCACCATAAGCCAAGCCAAAGACCCGGAGGCGCTGGCCCGCACGATGAAGGAGCTTTCCGCCAAGTCCATTGAATATGCCAAGGCTCGCGGCATCACCGAAGACACCCTGCGCAAATACGGGGTGGCGTCCGACGTCCGCGACGGCGTCCTTTTCCCCTACTACGACGCCTTCGGCAACTTGGGAATGACCAAGCACTGGGGCCACAAGCTCAAAACGGACGGCAAGAAGGACACGTGGGTGAGCGCCGAGCCCGTCATCTCGATCTTCGGCAAGGACGTCTGCGACCCTGAGACCGGGCTGCAACGGCTCGTCATCTGCGAGGGCGAGTGGGACGCGATGGCGTGTTGGCAAGCTGGCATTCCAGCCGTGTCCATCCCGATGGGCGCGTCCAACATGAACTGGATTACGGAGGACTACCAATACCTGTCCCACTTCGACGAGATCGTGCTGTTGTTCGACAACGACGAGCCCGGCAAGAAGGGAGCCAAGGAGGCGTCCGCCCGTCTCGGGACCGAACGCTGCCTGACCGTCCGCCTTCCCCTCAAGGACGCGAACGACATGCTCCGCGCCGGACGCGGGGCCGAAATCCTCAAGTGCATCGAGAGCACCACGCGTGAGCCGATGGCGGAGATCGCCGATCCGGAGTCGATGAAGGAGACGGTGAGATCCTACATGAAGGGCGAACACCTGTCGGACGGCGACGCGTTCTTCCTGCCAAATTTCGACCTGACGTTCCGCAAGCACGAAATGACGCTGTGGTTCGGGTTCTCGTCTCATGGAAAGTCACAAGCCGTTCAGAACCAAGTGGCTTCGTTGATGAGCCAAGGGAAGGTGACGTGTGTCGCCTCGTTCGAGCAGCCGCCGGAAATGACCCTGTCCCAAATCCTCCTCAACTTCACCGCCTATCCCAACCTTCCGTTCCACGAGGAGTTCGACCCGGCCTACGCCTACATGGCGAAGAACGTGTTCATGTATAAGGCGCGGAAGCGGGCCGACCCGAAGCACCTCATTCAAACCTTCATCCACGCGCACAAGCGCTATGGCATCGACACCTTCGTCATCGACAACGTCATGACCATGGACATCGACCGTGGCGACAACACCGCGCAGGCCGAAGCCGCCGACTTGGTGCGTGTCTTCGTGGCTGAATACCCGGTCCACGTCCACGTCGTCGCCCACCCGCGCAAACCCCCGGAAAACACCGGCAAGGTTCCGGGCATGGCGGAGATCCGTGGCGCGTCGGAATGGGGAGACATCCCGAACAACGTCATCGCCATCTGGCGCGACATGCCAAAGGCGGAGAAGATCGCGGAGATGGAGGACCAAGGGTCGGAGCAGTCGGAGATCGACCAGTTTTGGGCGTCCACTCCGTGCGGCAAGATTGTGGTCAGGAAACAACGGGCGACCGGCAACCTGCCGATGGCGTCGTTCTACTTCCACAAGCCGACGATGCGCTTCATGAACCGAATCGGCAAACCGTCGCCGATGTTCTCCGAACAACCATGGGTCACTCCTGATTCCAAATGAAAACCATCGACCACGTCCGTCGGGTCCTCAGCGACCTGCAATATCAGTTCCCGAACGGGGACACCACCTTCAGCGCCTGCCGCAACGGCTGCGGTGAAGGGGCTCGGGGCGGGCAGGAATGCCCCGACTGCCTGACTCTAAAGCTAGGGAAGGTGGTGGGAGAAGACCTCGCCCGCCGACACCTCGTGGCGATGAAGGTTTACAAGTCGCTCCACAACAAGATCATCGAAACCGCGCAATCCAAATGACCGAACAAGAAGACGTCCTGCAAGAAGCCCTCCGCATCACCAGCGGCGACCGGCAAAACCAATACGGCCCTCCGAACAAGGACTTCGCCCGCACCGCCAAGATGTGGACCGCGCTGAAAGGCGTCGAGTTCGAGGCGCGTGACGTGGCGCTATTCCTCATCTGCCTGAAGCTGTCCCGCGAGACCCACCAAAGGAAAAGGGACAACGCGGTGGACATCGCCGGATACGCCCGTTGCCTCCACTTGTGCAACGAGTCGGCTCGGGTGAACCGCTCCGAACAACTCCAATCCTTTATCGACTCCATGAAACTTGATCCAAACAAATTATGAAATCAAAGACACACGCAATGGCGGAAGCCATCACCGCAGCCCTCGGCCCGATCTTCCACGCCAACCCCGACTACAAGACCATCACCGAAGCCATCGCGCTGACCGTGGCGCGTGTCGCTCAGTCCACCCCAGACAAGGGTAACGAGGAAGAAGAGCTTGAAATCATCATGCAAATCGCAGCCAATGCCCTCAACGTATTCCTCAATGAAGAGCAAACCATCCAAGAAACCAAAGCCAAGGTCTTGGCTAAAGGAATTGATGGATTTGCAGAGATGTATGGACCCGTCAACGGACTCGCCGCCATCAACGGAGGCGTGTCACCCGAAGCCTGTGCGGAAGCCGAAGAGTTTGCTGGACAAGACCACTCCGAAGAAAGCTGGGCGAACAGTTCCATCCATCAAGAAATCGCCCGGTTTGAACAAGAGCATCCAGAGGTCAATAATGGATACGAGCCCGACCGCCACAACCCGGACGGAGCCAGAGCTTACCTATGAGCGCCACGAGGCACCAAGGAAGCGCCGCAGGCTGCCGACGGTCAGTGAGTCACGGAAAGCCCTCTCCGTGGCCTACAGGGCGTGCTACGAGGCTATACCGTCTCATCCTCAATGCCCGAGATGCGGGCTATCGCTCCCTAAAGATCAGCTTGAACGCCACCACCCGGCAGGCAGACGCAAAGCCGCCTTCCTATTTACGGTTCAAACATGCTCTCCGTGCCACCAATGGACCCACGCCCACCCCAAGGACGCCGAAGCCGTCGGTCTCTTATTGTCCGGTCGCAACTCCAAAATCCTCACCCTTGCCGCAGCAACTGAGCTGGTGGTAAGACAACGGTTTCCTGCCATGTATTCCATTGACATCCTGAAAGCCTTTAGCCTGACTAAACCATGAACCACGAATCCATCAGCCTGCGAGTCAGCCACCTTGAGTTCCGCTGGTCCGACACCAACAAGAAATATGAGCTGCTGCGCTGGCACTCCCGTGACGAGGGCGGCGAGTTCTGCACCGTCATAGCCTTCTTCCATTACCAGAACGAGGGGTTCGACATGCGCACCGTCGGACGGCGCTACGAGGAGGCGCTCCGCGAATGTCCGGACGCCGTCCAGATCACCACCCGCTACGCCTTCGACTTCCTGCAAGCCCGCTTCAACGCGGAAGAGTCGCTCAAAGAACTTAAACCTTGGATGTGATGAAATACGAAGGACCCCTCTACGGAAAGATCGGGAGACGCTACATCCCGCTCCGTCAAACCTCCGATGACGTGGACGCGATGGAACAGGCACTGGCTGCCGCCAAAGTGAAACATGAATTGATGCAGGTAGAGTTAAAGCAGCTCCTCCACGACCTTCGATTCAACCCACTCCAACTCAAAACCCACCCCACTACATGAAACACCTCTTTATCGGCGGGCCGGTTGACGGCCAGCATTTCGAAACCCACGAAGCCCCCTACCACACGGTTGCCGTCGCTCCTTACCGCACCGTCACCTATGTCGATCCGCCTGATGAAACGACGATCAGCGACTACGGCTACCACCGAGCCTACTACTTCGCCCACCGACTGCCGGGCAACGTGAAAGTTTACACACCGGAAGACTGGTCGATTGACCAAGCCATCGCAACCCTCATCCGCAGATACCCCACATCCTTATGAAATCTCCTGAAAACTGGTATCATGAAATGATGAAACATGGTGAAAAGGTCATCACTTGGGGTGATTTCCAAGAACTTGTCGCTGAGATCCAGCGCGACGCCCTGTCCGACCCGATAGCTAAAACCACCGACCAGTTTAATTTTGAAATGAATCAGTCAATCGCCCGCAACGAGCGCATCCGGGCCGACCAGCTTCACGACGAGCTGATGAAAACACGAGCTAAGTGGCACGAAGCCCGCAAGCACCTCCGCGCCGCCAACAAGGGGGCCGAACGCAACGCGCAAGCCCTCGCCCTCGCCACGACACGCTATTGGGACTACCGCGACTCCGACCGGAACGAAAAGCAGCGCGACGAATACAAACACAAAACAGTCGTCTGGAACTGGCTGCTCATGTCGGACGACGAATACCGCCTGAAGTGCGGCGAGCTGTCGTCCCAAGACCTCCGCAACATCCGGGCCGTGCTCAAGGCCATGCTCGGAACCTCTCTCCTCAAACACCTGTAACCATGCCATTCCAACACGCCATCCAACTCCTCGAAAAAGAATCCAGCTACTGTCTCCGTGATTACACCGCGCTCGGTGAGGTTCCGTCCGACGAATGCGCGGCCAAGCTCCGCAAGCTCAACAACGCCATCACCTTCCTCAAGGTGGCCAACCTCGGAGGGACGTCCGCGCTGGTCTCGCAGGTCCGCCAGTGGGGGCAGGACCGCAACATCACCGGCCCCAACGCCAAGGCGACGGTCCACACCCAGTTCGAGAAGCTCCGCGAGGAGTTCTTGGAGCTGGAGGACGCCATCGCCCGCGAGGACCAGCACGAGCTCATCGACGCCATCGGTGACATGACGGTGGTGTTGATTTTGTTGTCGGAGCTGGCAGGGGTGAGGTTCGAGACCTGCCTTGTCGCCGCCTACGAAGAAATCCGCGACCGCAAGGGCTCCATGATTAACGGAGCGTTTGTCAAACAACTTTAACCAATTTTGCGCCGTGCCTGTGCAAGCCGAAGTAGCTCGCAACCCCGGATTGGGAATTCCCGACGAGGCAGTAGTGGTCGAAAAGCGCGTGGGGCAACTGCTCGTCGGCAGGATCATGACCCTAAACCTGATCACTCACGCGGCGGCGCAATCCCCTCACGGACGTAAAGCCGGACTTGATCCGGACAACCGGACGAATGACCCGAAGGAGGTTCGAAACTCCGGAAGGCAAGGAGACTACGTGTAAGTGTCTCCCGCTCTGCTCCACGGCGTAAATACTGCTGGAGCACCCTTTAGCCTGACTAAACCACCATGAACCGAGACGATCTCATCACCGAACTGTATGACCTACAGGCCCAGCTGACCCGTGGCTGTAGGATGAACCACTGCATCATCAACCCGCCTACCGGCATGGCTCCCAACGGAGGGTGCCGCTGCACCAAGGACCAGATCAGCAGACGCCTGCGCCAACTGTCGGAAGACGTGATGGACATCAGGCGTGACAACTGGTTCCCACCCACCCAACAACCATGATCATCCACCATCCCGACATCAAGGAAATCAACAAGTTCCTCACCCACGGCATCCGCCTGCTGCACCATCTTGAGAAGCAGACCGGCGAACACGCGAAGCACAACCTTGAGACATTCCGTCTTGAGCTCGGGGACGCGTGGCTCAAGATGGCCAACTCCCTGAGCAATCCAATCATCCAACTCGAAGAAACCGACCAACAACCATGAGTGCCAAGAAGACCGCCAAGAAGAAACCCGCCGCCAAGAAGGCCGCGAAGAAAGCCGCCAAAGTGATGGCCGACGTGATGGACTCCATCATCGAGGCCGTGGAGCCGATGACCACCTCCAGTCCCCACGAGATGGAAGTGTTCGACGAGGACGACTACAACCCCTACGCCCCGAACAATGACGGTGGTGGATGGGGCAAAGAGGAGCCAGCGTTCTCGTCGTTGGACGATGATGAGCCGTATCCAGAGCCGGAAGCTATCATCATGCCCCCTGACGAGCCGAAGCCGCAGCCTGTCCCCGTGGAGAGGCCGTCCTTGCCCGTCCCTGCACCCGTAGGACGCGTCGTAACGCCTCCCGTGGCACCAAGTCCCACACCACCCCCCAACGAGCCCACAGGCGACGCCCTGATCGTCCACCGCCTCATCAACGGCATCAACCACCTCTACAAGATTGCCCGCCTGACCAAGGGAGCCAAGGGACCACAACCCGAGCACGTCGCCCGCATCCAGACCAACATCCTCGCCGCCAAAGACCTCATCACCCGCCTGTCGTGAACCGCCCCAAGCAACGCAAGAACAAGCGCCTGCTCGAACTGCTCGGCTGCGACCCCCACGAGGAAGTCCCCACCTTCGAGGAGGCTCGCGACTCGGTGCCACGGGAAGTGCTCCCAGAACGAATCATCTGCCCCGCCTCCGGCAAACATTCCTTCCCCTCACAAAGCACCGCCCGCCAAGCCGCCACCAACCGCATGAACAAGGGCTCGGGGACAGGCGCTGTCAGGCAGTATCTCTGCCCCGACTGCTCGATGTGGCACCTCTCGTCCTCCTTCCACCGCTAGCCATGCTCTACAACGAAGACCGTCAGAACGAAGCTGACGCCCGGATCGACCAGTGGATTGGAGCCCCTATTGCGATGGAGGAACTGAGACGCACCATTCTCCGCCACGTCTGCCACTGCTACCAACGCAACGACTGGCGCTGGCCGTGCAACCGTCACACCGTCTCGGACGAAGACGTGCTGGCGGCGGTCAACCACATCAAATCCCTAAGAGGATGGTGGTTCAACAAGACAACCAAGGACGCCGCCTTCCGCACCGCCCTGTATGAACAAGGGAAGGCCATCTACAAGCGCGAGGCTCCCGAACGACACGATTACCAAATTTAACCTTTAGCCTGACTAAACATGAAGAAAGAACTACAGGAAGCGGCCTTCACCCGTGAGATCGAGAGACGCATCGACCAGCTCGCCACCGAGTTCGACCTGTCCTACTCGTTCGTCGTGGGGGCGCTCAGCCTGATCCTCCACGGGATCAAGCAGGAATACTTCGAGGACGATGAGGACTAGGGCTCGTTCGCCCACACCGCTTCCTGAAGCACCTTCTTGGAGGACTGTCTTCCCTCACGGGTGGAGAATAGAATTTCCTGTGCGAGATAGAGCGAGATGTCGAAGGCGCTAACCTCGCCCGTCTCGTTCGCGTCGTAAGCCAAATTCATTCCGGCAACCAAGTCGTATAGCACCCCGGTCGGAGCGGTGAGCTGCATTGCCGTCTTGAGTCCGCTGCTCTCCATCTCCCACACGTTTACCGCGTCCTTGTCCCACTTGTTCTCCGCCGATTCCAGTCCGGTGAGCTTGGCCGTGGCCTCCTGCACCACACTGTTGGTGATGCTGTTCTTGAAGGCGCTTGCCACCGGGAACAACCCGAGCACCGCGCCAGCCACCGGAGCCACCGGCAATACCTCGCTCAACATCGAGCTGGCCAACCCGGCGTAAGCCGAAGCCGCCGCCGCGTCCGGGTCCTTCCAGTCTTGGAAGAACTGTCCGGGTTTGCCGATGGTCATCGCCTTGATCCCTCCGAGAACCGCGTTGTCCTCTCCTTCCGTATTGAACAGGCTGTCTGCCTTCTCCTGAGCCTTGGCCATCGCCTCGTCCTCGTCGTCTCCGCCAAGCATGTAGCCGACCGACAACAGGATTGGAACGAGGTTTCGGATCTTCAGAGCGTGGAACAACGAGTTTTGCACCATCGTCCCGACAAGGTTCTCCACCGCGTTCTGGTGGGCACGCTTTCCGCCGTCGGTCATTTGTCCGCCAATGTCCTCACCCGCTTCGTTGAGCGTTCCTATCTCGTGACGTTCGGCCTGCCATAACGTGGGGGCCATAGCACTCATGTTACTGGCGGTGGACGCCTGATGGTTCGAAAACCGGACAATCGAGCGCATCAACGCGTTCCATGTCGGAGAGCTGGTCTTGTTCTGGAAGAAGAACGACTTCTTCGCCTTGTCCGAAACCCCCATGTGGTCATTAAGCTTTGTTTGAGCGGCTTCCACCGCTTCCTGCGGGATGTCGAAACGTCCCTTGTTCTCCGCCTTGATCATCTCTGTGATGGAGCTTGGCACCTCCCCGTCAATCAGACCCCTTGACTTCATCCATTGGAGCTCGGCCATCAACTCGGTGAGGAAGATGGCGCGTGACAACCAGCGTTCCGGCTTGGCGATGGTCAAATCCAAAGCCTTTTCCTGCCACTCCTGAGTGACCTTCGCCGCCTTGCCGGAATACTTCTTCACATTACCCACACCGTGACGGGTCTGGTTGCGCAGATTGGTCTTCACTTGGTCCATTCCGTCCGCACCACGGAAACTCGACCACGGAGCAACCCGCAGCATAAACTCCTTGGCGTCGTGGTTGTAGTCGCCGGGCTCGTTCTTGTCGAACGACTTGGAAGTGACGATCTGGCCCATCGCCTCGAACATCATCCCCGCCTCGTTCCATTTCCCTGAAAGCAGCTTTTTCGCGCCGTAACCCAGAAGCGAAGGAGCCGACTGGTTCCACCATTGTTGGAACGAAGCCAGCGCCTTGAAGATATACATCGACGACAGGAACTGAATGCTTTCGGAAAACGCCGTGTCGGTCACCCCGTGCTGCATGTCGTTGGCGATTTCATTGTCGAACTCGGAAGCGATGCCCGCCAGCGCCACCCGTTGCAAACGCTTGTCCGCATTCTGCTCGTCCTCCCCAAGAATCAGTGAATTGACGATCTCGGCTTGGTTTGGACCCGCCTGCTGGACGCTTCCGACAATGTTCCGCAACGAACTGTAGACTGGCGTGACGTTCAACCGGTAGAGCGTGTCGTCAAGCATTCCCTCAATCGCGGAAATCCCGTTCAAACTCACAGGACGGAACACCAACGTCTTCTTGTTCTTGTCACGCTTCTCGGTGCGTCCCGGACCACCCAGCAATGACATCTCTTGGAACCCGACCTCATGCAAAGGATCGGCCTTGTAAGGCGTCACTTCCAGACTGAGACGTTCCGCAGACGGATCGGTGGCGTAAGCATACCGCAATGGGACAGTCGAGATCAAACGGGCTTGGCCATGCAGTCTTCCCGCAAGGAACGCCTCGGACGGATTAATGTCCTCAATCTCTTTCTGGTCGTGACCCATCGCCATCATCATGATTTCAGCCGCGTCGGTCATGCCCTTGAACTTGTCACCGATGTAGTCGGCGTAGTCCTTGGCGGCATCCATCACTCCTGACTCTTCCGACTTCGCGTAAAGCCTCTCGATGGCCTCGTTGATCTGCTGCACCGCATAGGCCTCCTTGTCACCTTTCGGGACAAACGGAGAGTCAACGATGTCCTCAATGATGGAGTAGAGCTCCTTCACCATGTTCTCGTCGCGAATGACGTTGATGTGGTCGTCGTTGAAAAACCCTTTCACACCACCCGCCGCCTTTTTCAAGGCCCCGTCCGTCACCTTGCTGTGACTTGCGAGCTGGGCGTCGCGATACAAGGACAAGTCCTTCACCCCTTTCTTCAGGTCGTTCGACCACATCGAGAAGTTGGCGGCGACCGAGTAGGTCCTGACTCTCTTCAATCCTTCCAAACTGGCGATCATGTAAGGAATCGACTGCATCAAGGAGTCGTTCCCAAGCGCCAGATGCTTCTTGGCCATCACCTTCTTCTCAGCTTCCAGCTGGGAAATCCAGCCGTTGCGGCCCGAGTTCATGTCGAAACCGTTCTGGAGGATACCGTGGAGACGCATCGCCTCAAGCTGGGCGAGGTAGTTTTTCCGGTAACGAATCCGGACGCGAGAGTCGTGGTGGTTCAAATACTTCATCGCCGTCAGTTCGGCGGTGCTCAGGTTGGTGGACAACCCGGTCAACAGCTGTTGCAAAGCGGCCTCCCCCTCGATCCTCGCGCTCATCCGCTCGAACAATTCGAACAGGCGGACCTGCTGGGCGGTGTTGTCGCTTTGAACAATGCTGTCGTCACCGAGCATCTCAAGGAACTTTGCGATGTCCTCCTTGAGTCCGCGTTGGTTGGTCTCCGTGCTGGGCGAGAGCTTGTCGTAACCAATGACCAGCGCCTCCACCATGTGGGACAACTGACTCAACGCGTTCTTCATGTCAACATGCTCAACGTCCACCTTCTTGTCCGCCGCCAGCTTGAAACCAGCCACCTTGTCACCCGGACGGGCGTTGGCTCGGGCGATCAAAAGCTCCGCGTGACGACCGGAATACTCCTTGGCCACCTGTTCACGGGTGGTTCCAGAAGGGGTGAACCTCGCTCCACCAAACGCATGGGTCCATGTCCCGTCTTTCCATTCACGGGTGAAGCCCATCCGGTTCTTGGTCTGGGGTTGGGGCGTTGGTTCGTCGGTGTCGGGAAGAGAGTTGAGGACGACGTCGCGCATCGTGATCTTCTTGCCTTTGCGCTTGGCGGTCTTCTCCGCAGGGGTGAGCTCGCTGTTGGAATGGTAGCGGTTCTTCAGGTCCTGCTCGGCGTTGATCTGACCCAGCATGATCCACTCACCGTTGTTGATGAGATGGCCGATGATGTCCTTGCGGGCGGCGAAGTTGGACGGCACCTTGTATTTGGAGACTCGGCGGGCTGCGTTTAGCCGGGCTAAATCAGCCTGAAGACTCTTGATCTTGTTCCGGTTTCCGGCAATCGGATGCTTGAACAACTCCTTGTCGGCGAGCTTGGTCTCAATGGCTTTGATCTGGTTGTTGATAACCTCAAGATTACCTCTCAGACCACTCCGGAACTTCGGATCAACCGACAGCTTCACCAGACGGGTCTTTTCGTTCTGAAGCGAAACCATCTTCTCAAGCATTGGAGCGGCACGCTCTGCCTCGGTCTGACGCTGGGCCAGCTCGTCCCTCACCTTCATCGCTTCGACCACGTTGCTCGTGGAATAGATGCTGTGGACTCCGGGCTCCGCCAGCAAGGCGATGGCGTCAGGACTCAGTTGGGAACCCGATCCGGTCACTCCCCCGAAGTTGTTCTTGAACTCGGTCAGACGCGCCTCGGCGATCCTCTCCTGCAACGTGAGCGTGTCGCTCACCTGACGGATAATCGCCGCTGGGTTATAGTCGTTGAAGTAAGCTTGGTCGCCCTTCACCGCACGGTAGAGCTCGTCGGCATGACGGGCGTATTGACCGAGCGACTTGGTCAGAGCCTCTTTCATAATGTAGAACTCGTGGTCCTTCTCTCCTTCCGGCGTGGCGTTCCACTTGGCTGCAAGCTGGGCAAGACCCGCCTCAATCCCCATCTTGTTCTCGAAGTTGGGGGTGGTTCCGGCAGGGTAGAGGACGATGGTGGCGTTCACCGATTCGGTGCGTCCGGTCGGTCCTTTCTCACCGGAGATGAAGACGTGGCGACCCGCCGACCACGGGGTGACCGAGCTGTGGGCGAGACGCTGGAAGAACCCTCCCTTCAATGGATTGCGGTCGATACGGACCAGACCAGCCAACTCCTTGTTTGCCAGTTCGACATTCTGGCGAGCGACACGCAACTTGTTCATTTCCGACGCATCCAAAACCTTGCCACGCTCCGCGATCTCCATCTTGAGACTTGACGAAAGCTGCATCTCGTTGAGCAGGGCTCTGGTGTTCTTCTGGCGGTTGGGACGGACCTTGGAATCGTTTTCCAATGAGTCGAACTTCTCGTTCAATTCCCGAACCAACGTCTTTGCCGCAGCTTCCTTGCCGAACGTGCTGATCTCGCCGATGGTTTGATTGAGCAGCTTCTGGTAACCGCTGCGGTTGGGCGCGAGCTTGGCCGGAAGGTTCGAACGGTAGATCGCGTCAGCCTCCGACAGCACGTGCTGGAGAATCATCTCACGTTGAGCCTCATCAATAAGGTTGATTGACTGCGAGTTGAACAAGTCAGGCGTCGCCGCCATCACGGCTTCAATCCGGTCGACCTCCGATTGGTTGAACGCAATCCGGTCTTCGATAAACGCCTTCCGGTCCTTCATCGCCTGAAGCTCGCGGCGGGCCTCTGCCTCATGGCCTTCCAGCATTGGAAACACATTTTTCATCTCGGCGTAGACTTCGGGCGTCAAGGCCATGTCGGCGAAGGCGCGTGGGTAGATGACAAGCTTGTCCTGCCCCTTGCCGTTGTCGACCCAAGCTTGGGTTCCTTGGTCAATGGAACGCTGGGCTTCCTTGCGGATCACCGACTCAACACCGGAGACACGGGAAAGAAGACCGCCGGAGAACGATTTGAACCGGTTGCTCTCGTGGTGAAGCGTGGACGCGGTGCGTCCGTTGATCCGTCCTTCCATCATGTTGTGCCATGCGGTGACAACAGGGACTCCCTCACGGCCCTGAAGCCTGCTCTCCTGTGTCCGGCGAAGCCCCTTGGGGGTGTTCTGTCTGACGACGGGACGCGCCTGCGGACTGGTGGACTCGCTGAGAAGTTGTGTTCCCGGAGTTGGCCGTCTCGAAGCCATCCCCTCCATCTGGGTTCTGGCGTCAAACCGCATCGACTCATGCTCCTTGGCAAGACCGATCAGGTCGACAAAGAGGTTGATCATCATCGCGTCGCTCGCTGGCAGGCTTTCTCCGTTCCATGCCGGGTCCTCAAACCCACCACGTCCACGGTGAAACTCCTCCAACACCGCCTCCATCCGCTTGTCCATCACCCCATACTCAGAGATGTCGTGGTTCTTGTTGCGGAGATACTGGAGGATGCTGGAAACCGACGGCTCGACGGAACGAAGCAACTCCTTGTCCTCGTTCGACGGCTCGATGTCCAACTCGACTTCCTGACGTTCGGTGGAGTCGACGCGGCTGGCGAGGAACTTCTCAAGCTCCGACTCCATCCAGCTCTTCTCCACATCGTCAGCCGCCTGCTCTTCGGCCAGATCCGAATCCTCGTCGGTTTGAGGCGTGGCCTTGGTTTCCATCGCGTTGTCGAAGGCGTATGGGTCCTGTTCCTCCACCGCGTCCTCGCCCATCTGCTTGTTTGCCAGAAGGATTTCATTGAGGGTGGCGTTGGACAAGTCGCTTGATTTCAATAGGTTGTCTCCGAAAAGGAAGCGGTCCAGAAGCTTCTTCATGTTCGGATTGGTCATGGCCTGAGCGACCAGCATCGCGTCGGTGATGATGTTCTGCTGTCCTTTAAGACCCGAGAGATCAGTCTTCCCGTCGAAAGAAGCTGACTGAAGTGTATCGGTCGACTCGACAAATCCTTTCTCACCCATCCGGTCAAACAAGTCATCCCTATCAAAAGCACGGACGGTCGAAAGGGTCCCGTTTTTCATCAATCCTTCTGAACGAGACAGAGCTCCAAGATTCTCCATCGTGGCGAAGTGCTCACGGAGGAGACCAGACAGGATTTCAACTTCCGTTTCCTTGGCCGCTTCGTCCATCGCCGCCAGTTTTTCGGGGTTCTGTTCAAGCAGCGACATCGAATAGTCACCGAGCATTTTGCTCACTGCATCCGTATTGCCCTTGTGAGCCCTCATGAAGCGCTCGATGTGGGTTATGGGACTGAGTGCCACACGAATCCTTTCAGCGGCTTCCTGAAGCACGGGGGCGACCAATGCAGCCGACTCTGACTGTGTCCCCCACCACGCAAGCGCCTGAGACACCATCGCCTCGTTGTCGGCGGAGTTGGAACCCTCGGCGGCGTAAAGCACCGGAGGGTTGCCGTCGACACCGGGAAGGAACCGTGAACCAAAGTAGGCTTGGTTCTTGTCGATTTCGCTCTTGCTCGCCCGGTAGACCAAGACACCCGGAATGTTCTGTGTGAGAAGATTGACGGCCTTGTTGGCGGAGACGAAGCCCGTTTCATTGTATTGGGCGAAGACGTTGCCCCGATGGAGGTTGATGGCCTTGTTGCCACGGCTCTCCGACTGGAGCATGAGCGCGATCTTGTTCGACTCCTCCTGTGAGGCGAAGCCATTGCCCTTGCGCGGAGCGAACAAATCACCCATCCCGAGCTCTGCCATCTTGGACGCTGTCGCGGCGAAACTCGTCTTGATTGATTCGGAGTCCTTGGCGAAAACAGCCCCCTGCGCGGACTCGTTGTCGTTCGTCGCGGACAACGCATATCCCACCACCGTCCGGATGGCCGTCAACAACTCCTTGTTCGAATCGTTGCCATTGCCGTTCGCCTCCACCACGCGGGCTTGGTCGATGATCTCCATCTCGCTCTTGGCCTTGAACTCGATCAACGACTCCATCAATTCAAACGGGTTGATCTCAGTGGCAACGCTTTTCCGTGTGTCCGATGGCACAACCCCCATGCGGGTGACCGTCCGTGTTTTGGTGACGGTGCGCGTGGTGGCTGCGCCGGGAGCGTTCTGGGCGTTGATCCGCGCAGTTTCCTTCTCCCACTTTGCCAGCGCCTCTTGATGGATGGCGTCTCCGAACATATCGAAACTACCCTGAACCGGCTTGATTGGAAGAACCTCTTTCGGAATCACCTCATCATCCTCATAGCTTTCCTCCTGCTGGATTTCCTCGACTCCACGGCTGGAAGCGTAGTTGTGATACATTTCGACCAACGGAGACAGTTCGCTTTCCTTGGTGACGCCGAATAAGCCACGAATAGCCTTCCGGATGAAAGCATCATAACCTCTCGGATCGTCCTCCAGTGCGACAAGATCGCGGAGGAACTGACGGGGAGCGTCGGCAGCCGACTCGTTCGAAGAAAGAAGTCCGCCATCCAAGTTTAGCCCGACTAAAAGGGCGGCTTCAGTCAGACGCTTATTCTGAAGCTGGCGCTGAAGGTCGGTGGTCACCTGTGCTCTCTGTGCTTTTGACCGCCTTGAGTCCTCGCTGGCGCGTCCATCACGGGTCTCCTGCACCGTGCTGCCCTGCGTCCCCATCTGGGAAGCGAGAGGGAAGTTGCCGGAGTTGTCCTTGTCGGCGATGGCGTAGGCGATGGCCTCGCTCGGGTCCATGTCGACGTGGATCTGCTTGCGGACCACGAGCATCTCGCCGTTGGAATCGAGCTGGACCTTTGGTTGTCTCACTGGAACCAAGCGTCGCGTCTCAACCCCGTTGACGGCTTCCGTTCTGTAAGTGACTGCCACCGGCATCCCGGCTTGGTAATCTGGATGAGACGACGAAACCAGCTCGGTGAACTCCTGACCGTTCTTCCCAACCGACCTCTTCTCAAACATCTCCTCAAACACCACGTCCCCCTTGGAGTCCCGTTCAAACACAGGGACGTCAGACCAAACCCAGTTCGGACCGCCCACCACCAACTCACCGTCCTCTTTCGAGAACGAGATACGGCGGAACTTCTCGTAAAGGTCGATGCCGAAAGTGGCGCTGATCGCTGAAGTCCTGCTCTTGGCGAAGTAGTTGATGTTCCACAATCCGTTGTGAAGCGTCGGGTAGTCGATGTGGCTCTTGCGTGCCTGCTCGAAGAAGTCGGAGTAGGCCACCATTCCGGCGTCACGGCTCGTCTGGGTGACCTCGCGGGTGACGTTCGGACGACTGCGGACAAACCGCTTCACCGCACCCCGCGCCCAACGGGCCTCGTTGCGAAGTGACCGGACAGACGCATCCAGCACCTGATGGCTCTGAGAGTTGTAAATCGCGCTGATGGATTCAGCGAGCGCCTTGCCAGACAAGCCGGAGCTGACGACGTCGAAGTGAAGCTTGAGGAACCGTGCTTCCTGCTCGTTGATCAGTTGGAGGGCCTCTGTCGCACGCTGATGAATCCGTGACGACAGTCGTCCGGCCAAAGTCTGCATTCCTCCGATATTCCCAAGGATCTTCTTGGGGTCGGTGGACTCCTGAAGCTTGGTCGCCCAGTTGCGGAGCTTCTGGAAATAATCCGCAAAGGTCTCTTCATCATACTCCGTGGTTGAGGAAATGGTAGCTTGATTGACTCGGGCGGTCTCCCCGGAATCGTGTTTGATCATCTCCGGAATACCGGCGCTGTCAAAAAACGCCTGACGCGTCATGCTCTTCAAGCGGGTCTTGCCGTTGAGGAAGTCAATGAAGTATTTCCCATAAGGGATGTTCGGAAGGATGGACTCCAGCTCCTCGTAGGTGGTGGCGTTGAACTCGTCGTTCTCGATGGGTGGAGTGTTGAATCCAAAGCTTCCCTCGTAGCGTTGAGCCAGCTCCTCGTTGACTCCGATCTCGGTCAACATCTTTTGCCACTGCATCTGGTAATTCGTCCCGATTGCGGCCATGTTGCTGGCGACGTGGCGATTGAGGAGGACGTCTTTGGCCGTGGCATTGCGCTCCAGCGTGAACACCTTGCTCTTGTCATAGGGCTTCTCGACCATCGACATGCCGTCGGAGGAAGGAACCATCTCCGGAATGAACGGGACGCCGGGGCGGTCGACATGGTAACGGAGACGGTCCGCTCCGTCCTTGTTCAACACTTGGAAGATCGCGGGATAGTAGTTGACCCCGTAGGATGATTCGGAATCGGAAGTCGGCATGATGTCGTCAAGACCCTGTTCCGGGTCAAAGAACAACGGGCGACCGTCCATCTTCGCCTTCACGTAGGCCTCCATCTCCTCGGCGTCTCTGGCGTCGAACTTGGCGTAGACCAAGCTCTGGAACCGAAGACCGAAGTTGGTGCTGTCCAAGGACTCGGAACCAAGGACCAAGTCCACCACCCGGCGGTTGGTCTCGTTGTATTGGTCGAGCGCCTGCATGTAGGCGTTGAACTTGACCATCTCCTCCTCGGCGAAAGGCTTGTTGATCGCCGCCTCCGCCCGCAACCGGCGGGCCTTGAGTAGGGCCTGACTGCCGTCCGAACGGCTTTCACCCGACAAATACATTTCGATTTCCTTGGCCGTGTTTAGCTTGGCTAAAGACTCCTGCTGCTCATCCGTGAGGTTGGCGCGTCCAATCCGCTCTTGTTGTTCCTCGGTCATCACCGCCAGCTTGAACGCGGCGAGATCCTCCTGAAGATTCAGGCGCTTGGTGTTTTCGAGGTTGGTTGGCTTTGTGTTTGGGAAGAGGATGGATTGGATTGGAAGCAAGGCGTTGCTGCCAAGCAACAGGCTCTTCCCTTCCAATAACGCGTCGTCGTCCATTGCCATGTCGGCGGCGTGACGGCGCAAGCCGACGAGCCACGCTTCAGCCGTGGTGCGGGGAGACTCAACCAAAGGACTCATTCCGGATAATACGTCCAGCCTGTGAACCAAGCGGGCATCATCCATTGCAACCTCGTATCCCAAAGCATTGGCCGCCTTCGTCGCCTTGATGCTGTCTGAAACCTTGCCCAGATCAATATTCTCCAACGCCTGAAGCATGTCCACGTTGGCGTTGTGGAGGGTGATGCGGTCGGCGTTAAACATTGCGGCAAGCTCGTCCTCCTTCTGCTTGATGAAGCGCGAGCCGTTGTCCATCAACGGGGCCGACGCCACGAGCTGGGACCACACCTTGAGCTTGTCCGGTTCCGAGCCCTCCTCCAACACCGACAGGAAGTTGGGGGTGTTGGCCCGAGCCCATTCCAGCTGCTGCCACGCGTAACCCAAGTCCCGTTGAACCAAGGACAACGCACCCTCCTCGTTCAAATCACCCAGAGCCTTGTCCAGATCGTTAAGGTCGGTGCCGGGGTAGTAGCGACCGATCATCCCGCGAACGTCCAAACCGTCCTTGTCTTCAGACGTCCGGAGACGGATGGCTCCCTGCTTGTAGTCCAACACGATCATGTCGTCCAAAGACATCCCGAGCTTCCCGGCAATGTCACGGATCTCCACCATCACCTCGTTGTGCTTCATCGCCACCGAGCCGATGGCCTTCTTGGTCATCTCCCTCGACCGCTGGAATCGCTCCACCGCCTCCTCCAGCCCCTTCTCCTTGATCTGGTCGACGTCGCCGCGCAGGTTGGTCTTCACGTAGGCCGTCTCCTGCTGGCGGATCATCCGGTTCAGCGAGGTTGGAAGCTGGCCCATCATGTAACGGAGGTGGGCCATCCGCTTGATCTTCTGCATATAGCGCTTGAGAAGCTCCACCACGGTCTTCCACGGGTTGCTGGTCTCCTTGTTCGAGAAGTCCTCGTTGAGGGCGATGAGCAGGCGCTTGGAGTCGGTGGTTTGTTGTTCGGTGCTGACGCCGCTGGTGAGGATCTGGTTGAGAGCGCGGAGGGTTTCCGAGGCGACCAAATACTTGTCCGCGTCGTCGAAGTCCTCGATCTTCTTGCCCTTCACCCGTTGGGCGGCAACCCGTTGGAACACGTCGTTGACGAAGCGTTGCCTGACGTTGCCGCCCTTGTCCAAGTCTTCGGACAGCTCCACGAAGTCGGAGAACGAATTGATGATCTCCTCGTCGGTGAATTCACTCATCGCCACGAAGTGGGTTTGCTCCTCGTCCACGAACGCCGCGATCTGACGGGCGACTTCGTTGGAGACGAAGGAATCGTAAAGCTCTCCTCGGGTGGCGTCGTAGCCCTTGAAGATGCTGCGGAGGTTGGCGACGAACGCGTCCTTGTCCAAGTTGATCTTGAGTTGTGACGTTACCGTTTCCTTGGCTTTCTGTGTTCTTGTTGGCGCAACATATCCATCCACTGGAACTCTTCTTCCGCTCAGCTGAACGTAGTGGGCAACAAGCGTCCTGACCTTCTCTTTTACCTGTGTGCCATCAGGATTCTTTTTGGCGACACGTATCCCGGTTTCCGGATCAGCATCTTCATACACTGTCCGACTTACCACCTTTTTGATCATGTCGATCAACAGATCACCGTTCGCGTCACGCTTGAGGTTGTCATCGAGCTGGGCTTCGTCAAAAGACGTCCCGTTCGATGTCTCGCGGGTGACGTTGAAGAAAAACCCCTTCTCCATTTTGGCGTCCCAGTTGATCGCCGCCGGGTTGCTGCCGGGAGCCACCACCTGAAGCACGTTCTCGATCATCTTGCGGAAAGCCGCAGGATCAATCGGTCCCTTCCCAAGAAGGTCCTTCAGCATCGGCTCGATGGCCTTGCCAGCTTCCGTGAGGCGGTTGCGGTTCCAGTTGGAGTTGAGCTTGCCGAGAAGGACCGTGTCGTTCTTCCGCATCGCGTCGCCAATCACCTTCACGTCGATCTGGCGGAAGTAGTAGACGCCGTCGGCTTCTTCAGTGAGGACAAGAACGTGGTCAGGATCGCCTGCAATCTCAACCACCGCGTTCACCCCGATGGGGAGCGTCTTGCCCTTGGCAGGCTTGTAGTAAATCTGGCTCTTGTCGTCCTTCGACCACACCCCGCCAAACTCGTCCTCCACGTCCATTGTTGACAAGTCGACGTAGAACTTCGGCGTGGACGGATCGAGGAACAACGGGTCCTCCTCACCGGGCTTGTCGTTGGCCGTGTCTGGCTGGGCGTCAAGGACGTTGGTTGGCTTCTCTTTGAACTTGCGAACCGCCTTGCGGACGTCGGCTGCATTCTTGATCTCGGACTCGGAGATCAACAGGACACGCTGGTTCGCGGGAATTCCGTACTCCTCGCGGGCGGACGTCTCGTCATCCCCGACAACCACCGCCACGCCATCGTCCCACAGCTCCTGAAGCGCCTCGTCCACCATCGCCGCCTTCTGGTGAGGCTTGCGTCCAAGGACGTCCCTGACGGCGGCTGGAGCTTCCGGAGTTGTTTCTTCGGAAGCTCCTTCGGTCAGCACATCCCCTTCGTTTTCGGCTTGGGCTTCGTCGTCGGTTTCGGTTTGGTCTTCATCGGGTGGTGTTGGTTTCTTGGTTTCTGCCGCCGGAGTGGCGGAGGGAGCTTCTTTAGCCGGGCTAAAATCGTCCAACTTTTCAGCTGGCCCAAAAATACCTTCGTAATACTGATTGGCTTGATCCAAAGGATCGGAGCTCATCTCAATCGACTCCTCAAAAGCGTTTTCTGGATTATCAAGAGGCACATGAATGATGATAACTTCATCTACTTCGATCCCACTGACCTTGAGCGCTTCCACGTAGGCCTTCATTTGAACCTTGTGAGACATTGCCTTTGAAGCACGCTTCCGGAAAGGAGCCTTCTTCTCCGTATAGCCATTGTTGTAATTCTGATAAGAGGCTTCTTCGCTGGCGGTCTTGGTATCCACCAGAATCCACTTGCCGTTGGCCTTCGGGATCAGACCATCCACCATCCCTGCGTATTTTTTTGTCGCAAACGCACCTTCAGTGACAACTGGCCCGGACGCTCTCTTTTTCAAACCTTTGATAATCTCCTTAACCTTGTCACCAAGTCCGGTGGGCTCGCCCTTAAATTCTTTCTCTACCTCTGCGTGGAAGGCTGTCCCTTCTTCAGCAGCGAGAGCTCCCGCCGCAGTTGACTTCCGTTGGAAGTGGGGATGCTTCTTCATCAAGGTGGTGACGGACGGCTTCACGTCCCCGTCCGCCTCGTAAATATGGTTCTCCTCATCGAAGGAAATTCTCTCAGGCTTGAACGCTGAGTCGAAGTCTTCGTTGCCCGTAGGGGTTCTTTTGACTAGCCCTTTGACAGGTGCCAAAGGCTCTGGGCCTGATGTCGGGACAACTTTGCTAGGACCTGAAGCTTCGCTATCGACGACTCTTTCGGGGCTTGGAGGATCTCCCACACCTTCTTTGCCGGGAGTGGGGACTTTTGGATTAGCTCCTGAATCTGTTCTGCTTTGGATCGGTCTTGCATAGTTGGTGGTTTGAGAAGAATCGAAATTGCCGAAGCTCTTGAGCATCCCCTTGCGGATTTTCGCCTCGGAACCGAGAGCCTTCATCGGGCTGATCGGGTCAGCCGCCTTGAGTTGTGCCGTCGCCTCGGATGGAGACAACACCTTGGTCTCGCCCTTGGAGTTGGTCAGCACCGCGCCCATCGACGTCTCTCCCTTGACCGCGACGCTCTTCATCGTGAACGTCTCTCCGCCAACCGTGAAGTTGTGCGTGAGGTCGCGCTTCGGATCGCGCATCTCCGGGTTCCACTCCATGTCGTTTCCGTCCTTGTCCTTCGGTGCCGGACCCAAATGGTCGGTCATTTCCTGAGCATGGACGGTCTTGGGGTCAGGAGGGGTGTTCCTTGCCTTCTCCTGCGCCTTCTGGGCGCGTTCAACGGGAGTCGTGGCACTTGGCTCCAGACGGCGGGCAAAGCCGCTCACGGCGTGCTGTGAGAGCACCTTGGCCCGCTTCTCCACCGGGATGGATTCATCGGCCATGTAGTTGGCCACCGAAACCACCGGAGCTCCGGACGCCGCCTTGATCCCCAGCATCTCCGCAGACGCATCACTGTTGTTTTCCTTGATGTCCTTCCAGATCACCTCGGCAAACTCCTTGATCTCACGGACGCGGGTGTCCCGGTTCTTCTTGCGGAAGGCTCCAGCCGTCTCAACGACCATCCCTCCACTCTCACCCAACCCGCCACCGAACGCACCCATCACGCCCGCCGCCATATACTCACTGAACTTGTCACCGATGTTGTCCCAAACCTCGCCCTTCCACGTCTTGGAATCGTCGAGCACGGCGAGGAACACGTCGGACAGCGCGGTGTCGAAGGTTTCCTCCATGAACTCGGCACCCATTCCAACCGCAGGGCCGTAGCCTTTCAGACCGTTGGCGCGGGCGGCGCGGTTGATGGTCTCGCGCAGCGCGGGTGCCAGCGCCTTGCGTAGCTCGGAACCTTCCGCCGCCAATCCCTCAAGGGTCTCGATAGCCGCCTTCTGAGCGTCTTGAGAAACAGCGCTCTTCATCGCCTTGTTGAACTTGAGATGCTTGAAAATTGACCCGCTGAGCCCGCCCTCGACACCGCTCATGCCTTTTTCAAGACCCGGAGCAATCCGGTTGAACGCGGCGGTCGCGATGAACGCGGCGGCTCCGTCTGCCAATCCCTTCATTCCCGCCTGATGATACGCCTCCTCGGCGTCACCGGTCTTGTCAAAAACCTGATTGTAGGTGGAGCCGAAGGACATCCCTCCGGCCTGCAACGCGCCGATGTAGGCGGAAGGGTCCTTGATCGCCTTGATACCGAAATTCTTCAGCGTGTTCGGAGCAAGCTCGGTCATCGCCTGCTTCATCGCCTTCTCGGAAATCGTGATCTGCCTGCCCATCGCTGTGGCGGCTCCTGTGCCCTGCAACGCGCCAACTCCCTTGAGTCCGAGACCGCCGCCGATGACACCACCTACAATTCCTCCAACCATCTCGCCCGTGTCACCACCGACGGCTTCACCAAGTTCGGAGCCAAGATAACCACCCGCTGTTCCTCCTGCCACAACACCGACACTTTTCGCCCCGGCAACCGCCACGCCACGGGCCGCGCCAGCCATGGTCAGCCCCTTGATCCCGCCCTTCACCAGTCCGCCAGCTCCAAAGGTGGTCATCATCGACGCAACCTGTCCGGCCATGTCATAAATCCCCTTGTTGGTGAAATCCATTCCAAGCACCTTGTAGTGCTCCGTGCCGCCCATGCCCTCGAAAGCATTGTCACCCACGCGAGACGAGTCCGCCGCGTATTGGGTGATGGCGTCGTTACCTCCAAAGAAAGAAGCTCCAAGCAACGCAGCTCCGGCACCCGTCGAACGGTTGGCCGACCAGAACGCGTTGTTCAACTTGTCGAGCATCCCATACTGGTCCTTGTCGAAAAGCTCCGGGTTCTGCTCGATGAACGAATACATGTCGCCTCCCGGCGCGTCCATGTGCCTTTGGAACTTGGAGTGGATGTCCTGACGGTCCATGCCAACCAAGTCCTTCACCTCACCACCGACGTAGTTCAGGACAGGCGCAAGAACGCCGCCCTTCTTCGCGTCAAACGCGAACGCCTCGGCATCAGCAGCCTCAGTGATGAACTGCGAGTCCATCTTGTTCACCGAGTCCCGAAGATTGATCTTCATCATCTTCTTGTCGGCGGCGGAGATGTCCTGTTCATCAATCGCGGCAAGCAATCCCGGCATGTCGGAAAGCTTCTTGAGGTTGGGAATCTTCCTGCCAGCCACGTCCCAGATGTAGGCGTTCTGGTCCATCTTTGCCGGATCAAACTCCTCCATCTGCTTTCTCTGGTCGAAGGCCGAGCGCATCCGCTCGTTGTCCTTGTCCATCCGGGCCGGTGAGTCAGCGCTCAAACCCTCGTTGTGGTGGTCGACGTAGGCGTCGAAACTCATCTCGGGAGTCTTGCCCTCGATGTCCACCGCCTGAATCTGTTCCTTCACCTTGTCATAGTCCTTAAACTGGTCGGGCTGCTTCTCTCTCTTCTGGGTGAGGAATCCTGAAAGCCCTTCAGCTTCAACGAGTTTGCCTTCAATCGGATCAAACTCCGTGCCGCCAGTCTCGTGACGCGCAGCCACTTCAAGGAAACTCCGGCTGCGATCAAGATAGTCGCGACCATCCGTGGTGTAGTTGCCGGAGGCGTCAAACAATGGCTTGTCCACTTCCTCGCCAGCAGCGTTCACCCCCTTCACCGTCCGGGTCTTGTCCTGCTCCAACGCTTCCGTCATCTTAACGAACGCCCGTGGTGCCGCCTTGACACGCTCCTCCACCGACGCGTTGCGCCACTTGTCCGCGCCGACAATCCCCGCAGGGCTGGTGAAGTCATAAGGAACCGGAGCCGCTGGCTCCAACTCTTCAAATGAACTGGAGCCGTCGAATCCGTAATTGAGTTCCATTGTTAATGTGTGTTTTTGAAATTAGTCACCGAGGATGTCTTCCTCTTCATCAAGGTCGAACGCATCAGTGAACTGCTTGTCGAACGCCTTCACGTCGTCGAGAGTCCTAATGTTTTTGAGCAAGGCATTATCCTTATGGTTGGTCTTGATGAAGTCGAGCGCCTCTTCCCGCTTCATGCCTTTCGCCCGGAGGCGCACGGCCACCTTGGTAATGGCGACACGGTCGGTGGCGTTCTTGATCTCACCCATCGACTTGAGGACGCCGATGCGGTCTTTTTCAAGCTCGCGGTTGCGGTCAATCGCCTTCTCTTGTGACTCGCGGTCGCGGTAGTCCTTGTCCACCTGACCTACCAACGCGCCCATCTTCATCCGGATGCCAGCCATCTCCACCTTGAAGTTTTTCTTCACGGTTGGGTCGGTGATATCGTCCTGACGGCTGACGATCTGCTGGAGATTGTCCTGCAACGTCTTGCGCGACAGCATCGCGTTGTAGAGGGTGGAGTGGGCCTTGATGGCAGCTTCGGCATTGGCGTCCTCCTTGGAACCGGGAGCATACAAATTCTTGGCCTTTTCATAGGCAGAAGCAATTTGATCGGGAGGAAGATCAAAGCTCAGACTGACACCGCCGGTCTTCTCGATGGACCGGATCGACGGTGACAACACCTTCATCGAATGGGTGTTGGCGTCCTCAAGGTAGGCTGAACGGCCAAGACCTCCCATCATCTTGCCCATCTCCCTGACCTCGCGGGCCATCTCGGGGTCGCTGCCGTAGCGCTCTCCCCACTCCGCCGCCTTCTGCGCCAGATCGGGGAACTTCTCGTTCAAGCTTCCAATGACGGTGGAAAAGTTGTCGGTGACCTTGGCATCTTCGTCTTCTTGTAAAATCTTCAGGTCATTCTCTAGCATTTTGCCTTTGGAGAATGCGTTCTTAATTCCAAGACGGGCGGTCTCCTGAAGCATTGGCTTTTGAAGCTCATACTCATCCATCTCATCCGACTCCATCTTCGACTTACGTCCTTTGAAGACGGACTCCGAGGCATTGGTAAGGGCGTCAGCCGCCTCCTTGATGCGCTTGTTGCCGGGATTGCGCATCTGTAACTGGGCGAGCGCCTTGGCGTTGCCCTCGTAGTCGTCAGGAGCAATCCCCATCTTCTTGTACTCCTCGTCGAACGCGTCAAACTGCTGGGATTCTTTCTCCTCATTGGCCGCGTCGCGCTTCATCTTGTCAATCGACAACCCACCTTGTTCGTTGCGTTGACGCATACTGATCAAGTTCTCCACCGCCAGCGTCTCGGGCAGGACGTTGAAAGCCGAGACGGCGGTGTCGTAATCGGATGAGGAGTAGGGCATGGGCGTGTTTAGTCAGGCTAAAGTTATCAGGCGTATCTCTGAAGGAAGTTGGATCGTTCAAGAACGTCGTTAATCGGGGCTTGGTAGGCGGCGGCACGCTGCTGACGCTTGTTGTCTATGGAGGCTGTTGGCGGAAGCTTTTTTTGATTCTCCTGCTGAAGCTTGTGCTTCAAGGCGTAAGCTGGATCATTGAGAAGTTTTCTTTCATGATCGGATTTCTTAAAGCTATTCCATGGGTCATTTTTATCTTTGGTTGATTTATTTATAAAGGAATCAAGAACAGCATCCTGACGATCCTGATCCGCAAAAGTCTTCCTGAGATGATCTCCGGTTTCTCCGGGTAATGATGTCAATATGTTTTCAACACCGGTTGCTCCTTGGATCAATCCATAACCCACGGCATTAACACCTTGATTCACCATTGAGTGTGCTGCCGTACCCAAGAGCCTTCCAGAGGTAGATAAGGCTTCTCCAATATTTGCTCCCATTGCGCCAACATCACTCCATATAGAGCCAAGGAACCCTTTATCCTCACCCGCACCAATCTTGATTCCATCCAGAATCTCCTTGTCGGACTTCACCCTTGGTTTTTCAGCAAGGCGCGGGTTGTTCTTTTCCATCTCAGCTTTTCTCACGTCAATAGCCTTGATCTTCTCGGCGTTGGCGGCGAGAAACTTATTAGCTGCGTCATCTCGCTCAATCGCGGCGGCGGTTTCTGCCTGACGGCTTTTTTCTCGACTCTTATTCTTTTCGGTAAGCGCCCTCAAAGCCTCCAGATTTTCGGGAATGAGATAATCCTTGAACCTCTCGTCAAACTCCTTCTTAGCGGCCTGTCCCGCCTGCTTAATGCGCTGAGCAGATGCGGACGGCTCTTTGTTGGAAGTTGGTTGATTTGTCGGATTGGACTTGGTGATCTGGGCGTTGATCTGGTCCTCGTTAATACCGAGGGTCTTGCCGTATTCGAAAAGACGGTCCGCATCGGGACGGTCCTTGGCCGGGGTGGTCGCGTAGTTGGCGAGGTCAGATCCAAATTTATTGATCGCCGCGAGCTTGTTGATCGCCGCGAGCTTGCGGTCCGCGTCCGAACCCGCTGGCTTGCCGTTTCCCGCTCCACCCTGTGCCACAGGAGGCGTCGTAGCGGGGGCTGGGGCACCTTGTCCCGCAGGAGGGGTTGGCGAGCCTCCAGCCCCGACCGCAGGCGCAGCAGGAGCACCCGGAGCTGCAGGGGCGGGCTTCTTAGTAACCAAGCCGGTGTCAGCGGGGTTGTTGTCTGGCGTCCGTAGCGGAGGGCTTGGCATCACCACCTCCGCGCCGTTTGCGACCGCGTCAGCCGAGGTTTGACTCTTCCCCAGCTCGGCTTCAATTTGTTTTTTTCGATTCGCCTCAATCACCTTGCCCGCCTCGGTGTTCTTCACCCCTGTCTGCCGATCCTGCTCGGCCATTGCTTCCGCGTCATTCACGCCGCCGCTGTCTACGTGGCCGGGCCTTTTACGTTGATCCGCCAGCATTGCTTCAGCCTGCAGCTCGACCGAGTCACTTTCCCCGGTCGTTTTCCAACGCAGACGGCGATTGCTCGCAGCCTCACCCTTGCGGTTTCTTTCTGCGTCTTTAGTGGCTTGGTCTTTTTTACCCATGGTTTAGTCAGGCTAAAGGTTATTGAAATTGTGTTGGCTTCCTCCGCAGGCTGGAATCCATCCCCAAATGAAACTTCTTGGGGCCATGAACCTGTCTCTCGCTGAGCTTGATGAACTGGTCGAAGCTCTGCCAATGAGACATCGCCTCCGCGTCGTTGCCGACGAACTCCGCGCACACCGCCCGGATGGCGCATTTAAGCGCCCCGGAGCTCTCCACGGGGATGATGGAGTCCTCGGTCAATACGGGGGCTTCCAGCTTCATCAGGACGTAGTAAGGACCGCCCGTGGGAGTAAACCCAAGCGGCATCCGATACTTCCTGACCAAGACGTCCGCCACCGTCACCGTCCCCATGTCCACCACCGACAAATCACCACCGTTCACCCCGTTCTTGAACAGGATGGTCTGGTCCATGATCGACCAGCCACGCGACTGGTTCCTCAACCCGATCATCCCGTTGTAGGTTTGCTCGCTGAAATGGAGGAAGTATTCCACCAAGTCGGCGTCGTAGATGAAATCCTCATCCGCAAGCTCCACCTGCACCGTCGTCCCCGGCCAACGCCCCATCTCATACACCCGGTCCACCGCCTCTTGGATCGCGTCCTCGATGGTGATGTCCGTGGTGACGAGCGGTCCGAATCGGACGGCGGCTTCGGAGAATGTCAAAAGTTTGGCCATGGTTTTTCGGGAGAGTATTGATTATCAGGAAAACTTCAAGATCGGAGTGAAATGATTTTATTTAGCCGGGCTAAAGTCAATTCGGAGCCACCGCCACCACCACTTGGGAGGTGCCGAAGCTTTTCATCCAGACTACCGGGGCTGCCGTTGACCCGGAACGAGCTGCTCCAGTGAATGTGGATGTTCCGGCGGCAATGGCGGTTCGCGCTCCGGGAGCCGCGTCGGTGATGGTCAGGGTGGCTGTTGCGAGCGTGGCGAGAAACGCCGCGTCCGTGTTAATGGCGTTGAGAATGGCCGTTGCGACAACAGTGTTCGCTGAATTTTTCACAATGACCACGGGCAGCAGACGTCCGCCTGTTGGTTCGGCGGGGGCGGTGCTAGCATCAAGCCCCCCGGTCAGCGCACCCGCCCCGGAGACCGATAAACTGCCCGCCGTATTCGCTTCACGGACGAGCGTGATGGCGTTCCCCGCCACACCGGGCGTATCCGCCACGATTGAAATCACGGTGCCGTTGCTGGTCGAGGAGATTAGAGGGCGTCCCGTTACGAGGGTGTTCAGCTCAGCGATGCTGGAGAACTGGTTGGCTCCGGGGGCTGTCGCCTTGTAGCCGAAGGTAGTTCCGTTGACGATGACCGCCGTGCGGTTGAGTCCTCCGGTGAGGTTGGCTGCTGCAAACCCACTGCCACCGTCGGTGAGCGTCTCAATGGTGACAATTTCGATGTTGTAACCAGCGGTGATGGCGGTTACGGTCATTGTGTCGCCAGATCCCGCCGCTGCGGTGGCTGTCGCGTTGGCGGTGGTTCCGGTGCCATACAGAGTTCCCTCCCCGGTCCCAATACCCGCTCCATCCGTGATAGCGGAAATCAAATTGTCGATGGAGTCTGTGGCGGCGGCACCTACCAGAACCTCATTGGCCACGAGCGCGATGGCGGTAATTGTTCCGAGAACATCGCCCCCCGAATCAGCAACCACAAGGGTCCCCGGCAGATCGTAAACGACAGTCACGGTGTTCGTGCTGGCCGAGGAGGTGAGATTGGTCACGGCTTCGACAACCAGTTCGGTAGCCGTGGCCACTTGGGAATCAGTGTTCCCTGTGACGATGTCAATCTCATTCAATCCGCCCCCCGGATCGGCAGGGGCACCCGTGCCAGCCGCGTCAATATCATACCAGAACCGCTTGGTGGAACCGCCGAAAGTGATGTCAAAATACTCGCCTTGGCCGATGTCGGCTGTGGCCTTGCAGACAAAGGATGCCGAGGCGGTGCGGAAAGTGTAGGTTTTCGTCCCAACCGTAACCGTGTCGCCGGGCGTGGGATTGGCGGCAAGGGTGAGCGTTCCCGTCGCGGCCACCGCTTCGGCAGCAGTTCCGTAGGTGATGCTTCCGGTAGCCGCTTCCGCCGCCATGTTGAACCACACCCGAACGGGGGCCGCCACGTCAGCGAGATCAAAGTAGAGGCCACTCAGCGAACGGGATGTGTCAGCCACACAAGTGATGGTGCTGATCTCCCTGCTTTCAAGATTGAGTAGGAGCGCGTCATTAGCGCCGTTCAAGGACAGGGGGTAGGTGCTGCCAGCATTGACGCTGATGAGCAGATCATTTCCAGACACCAGCTTGAACAGAATTTGGCGCGGATCAGTAATGTCTCCGAGGGAGACCGCTCCGGGCGTGGTCGTGACAGTGATGGCGTCGGAGGAAAAGCTCTCTTCAACGGTGGTTCGCATCCGTCCGGAGCTCGCGCTGAGCCCGCTTTCGAGGTGGAAGAGATTAACACTTGATTGGATTTGACTCATGGTGGTGGTGGATTAGGGAGTTGGTGGATTGAGTGCAGAGTCGCAGCAGCCGGAGATGCGGCGGACGTTTTGCGGGTGGGTCTTTTCCCGGCTGGCGAATAGTGCCTCGGCAAACTCCGCGTTGTTGTTTCCCTGCGACACGCACGCGATGCAGTTCATGGTGTGCGGGCTGCCTCCGTAAAGGCCGATGGCGCAGCGGTCAGACTCGAAATGTTCGCAGGGCGGGCGGTTCATGGGAGCGGGGTGAGTGTGACGTAGGCCATGTAGTCGGGATAAGGGCGAACAGTGAATACATCGGCATCCCAGTAAGAGCCAGATGGCTCGGCGCGGCCGTCGGGGCGGATGCCAAGGCCAATTGCGCTGATCCCATAAACGGGATCGGTCATGACCCATTCCCCGGCCCCGACATTATAAACCAAGGTGAACACGCCACCCGGACCGGTGCCTGTGAATCCCGCGCCGACTGTCCCGGTCATCTCGAAGTATGAGACGACGCTGCTAGGATGGATCAAATAATACTCGATGTGCTCGACGTAAAGAGTCGTCCCGCAGCACGTGCAGCTCGGCAGCCCGCCCCGAAGGATGACCTGCCCGCCGCTGTTGAGTTTGATGACTGCCATGGGTCAGGTGCACTCGGAGGTTGCGAGCCACTGCACGACGCCGCCCACGCAGCCTAGAACATGGGTGCCGGTGCTCGATGGAGAGCCCACTGTTTTCCACCTTTTGGTTTCAAAATCATAGTAGAGCAGATCATTGTCGGCGGGAGCGATGCCCGCTGAAATCCAACCTGCCTCATTCCCCTCCGTAGCCGGAACCCCCTCGCTTGCTTCGGTCGGGGGGGCCGCAGAAACCCATTGCAAAATGTCACCGTCGCTATACCCGACAGGCAAATTACCATCAGTGGACCAAAGAGGACGATCCGACTCAGAATCGTAGGTGAGGAATTGCTTTTCGGTCTCCGATGCTACGGGTTTATCCAGAACCGCCCAACTTCCATTTCCCACGTCAAAATAGATCAGGCAGCCCTGCGTGGGGATGATGTCGCACTTGCGCCACATAAGGCCATCCCATTGGATGATGTCCCCTATGAAGTCACTTTCAGCAATAGGTGGTGTTTTGGGACGGGGCGATGGTGGAACCCTTGGTGGTGGTCCCGGGGCTGGGGCGTCCGCAGTCGTCGTGGAACTGATTACCGGAGCCGCCACCTGCGGCGGATTGGTGGGCTTCCATCCGGCTGCCTCCATCGTTTTAGTGACAAAGTTTCGCATTTCGTCCTGCTCCTCCCTTTCTGCCTTCACCACCTCCTTGATCTCGCGGGTGCTCATCCCTCGCGAATCAATCCCAAGCTCGCGGGCCTCGTTCTGAGCGTTCTGCCGATTGCTTGGCGTGGACCGCTTGTCTGCGCGAGACCCGGTCGGTCCGCGTTGGATTGAAGGATCTTTGTTTTCTGACATGGTTTTAGATGTTGGAGGCGTCAATCAGGACAGCGTGGCACCGCGCCCAGCCCCACTTGTATGGCTCGACTTTCGACTTGACGACATAGGTTCCAGTGGAGGGTATCTCTGACGGGGTGGTGGCGGGGAGGGTTGTAGGATAAACCGACCCTGTCGCGCTCGCGGACGCTCCGACTTGCGCATTGATGGACGGGAAATTATAGCCCTGCCAAGAGGCGCTCGCATGAGCCGTGACAGAAGCGCTTTTGGTGGTGTCACCGCTTAGGGTGATTTCCCCATGGATGGTTGGGCTAATGTTGGTGACGCTCGTGACGATGCTGATGTCGCTAGACTGCCCCGAACCCACCGAGCTGTCGCTCATGGAGGATTTTGGGGACAGGGCCGATGATGCAGCACCGTTCGCCTTTGCTGTCAGCCCGACTTTCATCCCTTTAGTGACAATCGCGTGACTGGTCGGACGAAACATAGGCCACCGAAGCACTTCGCCGAGACCCAGATCATCCATTCTGGCGATGAACGCCTCTTCCGTGACGGTGTTGTTCACCATCTCGATGTAGAAGAAGTGAGCTGAAGCTGCAATGCCCTTCCCCCAAGGCTGTTCGATTGTCGGCGAGATGTCAGGCCGGATGGACACTGATGAGTGCGCGTCACCACCCTCGGAACCACTCAGTGACCATGACTCCCCACTCGCTGAACCCACCCAATTAGAAGAATAGCTGCCCGCCGACGACTCATTCGTCCATGTAATTGCTACGGACTTCAGGACATTGGGGAGGTCCAAGTCCTCGGTTGTCGGAAAGGACAGCAGGTAGTTTCCAAGATGCTCCGTCGGCACCACCTCGACCACTTTCAACGAGCGGTCTTGGTTGATAATCTTGTAGGAGGTGTTCGGCTCGGCAAACGGATCGGGATTTTCCTCTGTCACCACTTCCGGAGTGACTGGTGGTTCCACGTATTGCTCGGTGCGGACAATTTGCGTTTCCAGCTCATCACTCCATTCGCTCCCGGTGTGAACAGGCCATGATTCCACGGAAATGGTTTCCCTAATGGACTTGCCGTTGCCGAGAGGGGTTGTCTGAGAGTCAATAATCAAGTGGCCTGAATCCACGGGATTGGGTGTAAACACCCCGGAGCCCAAAAATGTCTCAACCAGCTCAGGCACCAGCGTTTCGGTGACGGTTCCGATGACGCGTTCGACATAGGCGCGTTGGCCAACTAAAGGATCGGCGTTCTCGTCGATGGTCTCTGTCACCTCGGTCAGCACCGCCTTGCCCGTGTTCGGGGTCTGGGTGACACCAGAGGAGACAAGGTTGCCTGTGAGCGCGTTGGGCTGCGTGTCTGGTGCCACCTCCTGCTCGGTCTTCACCACCACGGTCTGACTCCGGTATTTCTGCGGAGTGAGGTTGTCCTTGGAGTTGGAAGTGGTCGTCCACGCGGGACCGTCGAGCTTCTGAAACACCCACAGGTGGTCCTTGCCACCCTTGTCCGCCGGTTCGATGGAGACCAGCGTGTAGCCGGGATACTTGTCCGAGTCCTTCGGAGCCAGACCAATCGCTGTGATGAGAGTGCCGAACGGCTTGTCCGGAAACTTGGACGCCATCAAGGGGTCCATCTGAACCACCACCTCATACTGGCCCGCAGACGGCTCCAGCACCTTCATGATGCGCGGAGAGGAGAAAGGTAGGTCCTTGAGTGCCATGGCTTTGATTACATTGAAAGTCTGGAAAGGTCAATCAGTTGATTGGCCCGTCGATAAGAATCATCGCGAACCTCTTTAGCCCGGCTAAATGAAGCACCTCGTTGAGCGTGCGGCGGAAGTCGTTCCACTGCTCGGGCGGCAGCGTGAGACACCCCTCGGAGGATGTCCCGTTCACCCCGCCCAGATGCAGGTTGATGCCGAACTCGCCGCTCTCGGTCACTCCGATGACGCCGTCCTTCTTGACCCGCTCCACGGTGACGAGGTCAGGCCCCTGCCCAAACGCCTGATACTTGGCGCGGTGGATGAGCGGGCGGAACCACCAGCAACCCGGCTTGAGGCGAGCCATGAACTTGTCGGCGTTCGAATTCCAGCCGTAGCGGCTCGGGTCGGTGTTGCCGTTCCAAGCGGTCATGGCGGTGGGCGTGACGATGAAGAACGCGTCGTCGTAAACCGAGATGTCGTTCCCCGGATCTCCGATGGTCTGCGAGTAGTAACCCCGCACCGCGAGCACGAACCGCTCGGGCAGTGGCGACGTGCCGTGCTTGTCCGCCCACGCCTCGGTGGCCTTGCGGATGACGAGGTCGCGGGGGGCCTTGGGCTTGCTCTTGGGGATGGGGATCATGGCTTGTAAACGATTCGGGTGTCGGGCGGGGTGGCGTCGATGGGGATTCCGTTGATGGTCATGGCGTCTTCGTTCCTCCGAAATAAGGGACGGCGTGTCCGGCGGCGATCATCGCGCTGGCGAAGTCCGAGCCGTCCGCAAGGGTGATCTTTCCAAGGTAGCGGCCATACTTCTCCTTCTTGTCCTTGAGCGTGGTCATCACAACGCAGCGCCCGCAGAACAGGATGTGGTCCGCGTAATCCCTTGCCGCCTTACCCGCGTCGGTGTTGATTTCAGGGCAGTCGATCCCGTAAACACGGATCGGCTGGTCCTTGATCCACAAACCAAAGCCAAGGTCGATGTCGGCGCGGCAGGTGTCCCCGTCGTAAACGCTGGTGATCTTGGCGCGGTATTCAAACATGGTAGAAAGCGAAAGCGAGGGTGATGGCGGCGAGGACGAGAAGCGCGACCAGCCCCGGCCACCAAGGCGGGGTGTTGACTGGCTCCATGTCGTAATTCGAGGACACTACTTTTCGGAGTAAATGATGATTGCGCGTGCGGCCTGCTCACCGTTCAGGGACCACGTTCTCGCGCCGTCGCTATCGACGGTCAGGGAACACGAGTTTAGCCCGGCTAAAGAGGCGAGGATGAGGAGTGTTTTCATGTCAGTGCTTGTAGAATTTTCCGCCAAACATCCGGACGGCGGAGTGGATCGTGTGGCGCTTCAACCACGGAACCTCGATGTTATACATCGCCTCCAGAAACAAATAATCAGCGCACTCGCGGGAGAGCGGATAGACCGCCGTGCTCTCCGGCGAGTAGAGGAAGTCATGCAGGAGGGCTGCGGGGAAATAACCGCCGAACGGCGACATGATGTTCCAGAACGCACGCGGAATGCTCGCCCCGTCCGTCTCGAACCCGGCGGGGACGACGATGACGCCGTAGCTCGTCCGACAGGAGAACGGCTTGGCCAGACGGAACACCCGCGACTCGCCGCGCATTCCAGAGTCCTCAAGCAACAGCGGGTCTGGGAAGGGTGTTTTCATTCAGCCAGTTTTTTGAACCATTTCTCTGCCAGCGCGGGGGCGGACCGCTCGATGCAAAGAAGGAACGCATAGCCCACAAAAAACGTCCCGATGCAAGTGAGCGAGGACAAGCCACCGAGCGATATGATGTCCGTCTCGGTGAGCTGATCGAACCCGAGTTTGTGGACGATGGGGCGCGTGGCGAGGATGCCGCCGAGGATCGCAAAACCGCAGCGACCGATGGACAGCCGGATGGTTTCGTCAGCCCGCTTGAACATGAGCGCGAGGAAGCCCGATGTCATGGAGCTGGCGGCGAGCGTCACGTAGAGCCAGCGGGCTTCGCCGGAAGTCATGATGGCTCCCATCATCGAGAATCCAGTGCCTAGCAGAGAAGTGACGCCGAAGAAGACTTTTTCGTGGAAGGAGTTCATTGGAGGAGATGGGTGCTAAAGGGTGGGGTCTGGGATCAATAAACGATCATTAGTTGCCCGGTGGACGTCTTGTAAACATCGCCAGCAACTAACCCTCCAGATAGTGCAGCGGCGTTGTCGGCGTAGGTAGTGGGGGCGGTGACGAAGTTGAGGACACCCGAAGCCTTGATCTTAACGCGGAGCGTCTGCGCTGTCGTTCCTGTCTCTGTACCAAACCCCAAAGATCCTCCCGACTTTCCTAAAATCACCGAATCACCGGGAACCGCCCCAGAGAAGGAGCTTGTAGCTAGCGCGAAAACGAATCGGGACGCTTGGCCGGAATCAGCTCCTGTTCTAATTCTAATGCTAGGGTTTGTTGCGTTTTCAATGGTTTGGGGTGTGCCCGTGAATGTGTTTCCCGAAGTGGTATAGGCGGATGCGCCGTTTGCCGCTTTATCGAAGTGATACTCCAGCAGGTTTGCCCATGCGAAACTTCCGGCTGCGTTCCGCACTCCGAAATTGACGACATCGTTACCTCCTGTGATGACGCGCCTCCACATGTGCCCCCAGGTGGCCGCTGATGCAGCCTCGCCGGATGCGGCGTTTGCCGTGGCCATGCTGTTCGCGGCAGTAAGCGTGGCCGAGTAAACGCCCGATGCGTAGGTATCAATCTTAACTACACTAGATGAGTTCCAAATTGAGAGGTTCCGACTAATCGTGCTATTTTGCTTTATTGCGGCGCCATTGGTGGTTGAAGTCACTCCGAAGAGGCAGCCGAGAAATGTAGCCTGCTCTCCCCCTATTTCCACCGAGAAAGTATCCGCGCCGGGCGTTCCGAAATTTCCGAAATAACATCCGACGCATGTAAAAGCCCTCCCGTCAGTCGTCACAGACTTAATCGACCTGCTGCCTGCTGTCTCAAAGTTGCAACCGACAATCGTTGTTGTTCCGCTTTTCTGGTGCAGTATTCCAATGTCTTGGGGGCCTGCAAAATCAGAGGAGATAATGGAGCTTCCCGCCCCCCCTGCCATCCAAATACCGACCGTTCCGGTTCCAGCGACAGATCCTGCCGGGCTAGCCATGATTGTAGTGCTGTTCCCTATCATTATGCAGCCGTAAAAATTGCCTTGGAAAACAGTTGATCTCAGGGATGAATTTGAAAACTCCTCAAGGTGCGACCCGACGTTGAATGTGCCGAAATAACAGCGGTCGATCTCGCAGAAATCCACGCTCGCCCCCGAGCCTTCAGCGCCGCTTTGCAGCGACTCACCGCAAACCACCATGCCGCAGCTCGTCGGGCGGTATTGGTTCGTTCCGCTGCCGACTGCCGTGATGTCGATGGCTGTCCCCAGTAATGCACGGGGGCGATTGTAGGCGAGCTTGAATGAGTCGTCATCTACGCGGATCGCCCAATACATGCGCTCGACACTGAGCGGAGCGGGCAGGGTATTTGTGGTGGTGCACATCACCATGTCGCCAGTTGTAAGTCCGTGTGCTGTGGCTGCGATGACATCGGTGGCGGCTGTCGCGGCGCCGGTCACAGCGGTCTGGAGCGTGGCGGATGGCCCTATCACCCTGATCCCCTCAACCTTAAAGGAATTGTAGTCGGCTGGCACCATGATAACCGGAAGCCGGTTGGATGTGGTGGTGATTTTGGTGAAGGTTCCGAATGCAGGATTTCCCTCTCCGATCACTTCGGCCCCTTCCCAATCGAGGGTGATGGCGATGCCAGAAACGAGATAGCTCAGGGCTGGGATATACAGAGGCTTTTTTGCAGCCTTAGCTGCTGCGGTCGCTGCCACAAAAGCGGCGGTGTCGTCGGTTATCCCGTCTCCGGTTGCTCCGTATTCAATCACATTGATAACTGGCCGAGCGGTATTTGCCGCAGTGAAATCTCCACTCGCCGCAGTCGCCGCCGTGCCGAGGCCGAGGGCGGTGCGCGTCGCGGCCGCGTCGTTGTCGAGAACGCCGTTTAGAGTGGCGTTTGTCACACCGTCGAGGGTGGCGTTGGTCAACTGTCCGCATAACGCGGACGCGGACAGGAGGAGGATGGTTAGGGCGTGTCTCATGCAGTTGTGATGTCGAGTTTGGAAAGCGCGGTGTTGTAAAAAAGGCTGCCGATGGCGAGGTCCGTGTTGGCGGTGGTGAGGTTGGCCTTGGTGGGGAGGCCTAGCAGCGTGACGACGGACGCGGCTGTCAGGGTTGGGATATCGCTCGTCAGCGCGAGCGTGCCGCTGGCGTTCGGAAAGGCGATAGCTTGGTTGGCTGTCGGCGCGTGGGAAAGCGTGGTGGCATGGGTTCCGTTATCCAGTTTGAATGTCCCACCTGTCTGGATGATGCTGCCAACCCCTAACGTGTAAATCTTGGCTCCGACTCCACTGGCATAAATAACGTTATTATCTCCAATAACGGAAATCTCGCCGTCCTCGCTCGTCAGTGTTATCGAATCTGTGAACGCTGGGCCAGCCAGCGGGGCCTTGAGGGCGAGCGCGGCGGCGAGCGCGGTGTTGTCGGCTGGCACGCCGCCGAGGTCCGCGAAGTCGGAGGCTCCGCCAGCAACCACGGGCATCCAGCGAACCTTGGTCGAGTTGAACCACCACTCCCCACCGTTGACCGAGTCAGTCCAAGGGGCTTCGAGGGTGTAAGTGGTGCGCGAAGGAGTGCTTGCGGCGGTTGGAAAATTGATTGCGGCCATGGCGGGTTAAAGGGTGGGGTCTGCGGCGACGGTGACGGTGTAGCCGGTGGGAGAAACTAGGTTTGCCAGAGTGATGGCGTTAGCGTCGGCTTCCGAGATCATCGCGTTGAGCAATTCATTTCCGCCTGATCCCATCCATGTGCATGGCCCCGAATTCGCTGTGAACCAGCAGGTGATCAGAACCGGGTCGCCATTAACCACGGCAAAACACGGACTCCCTGAATCGCCTCCAACTATGGACACCCACAGCCCCGGCTTTGTGGCAACATAGGGGTGCAGAGCAGCGGCTATGTCTGCGTGCAAAATCGCGACACTCTGATTCCCTGTGATGGGTATCGCTCCGTATGTCGTTGGTTGCGCTTGCGAATAAGCGGTAATCGGGTCGCCAAAAAGACTCAAACCGACCTGTCGGTTCTTGTTCAAGGATAGCAACAATCCCCCAGAATAGGACGTGCCATCAACCACTTGCGTGATCCAGTCGTCCGCCACTTTAACGGGGTTGCACCCTGTTGGCGAAGCATCCAATAAAAGGACTTTCTGATCCCTGAAATTTCCTGACGCTCCGACAACCCTCCTTGTCCTCACTACGCCTCCGGGTGTCACAAATCGCACGTAGTCCGCTCTGCCTTGATACGTCGTGTCCGCGGGCGAATAGTGGTTCGCCACGACGATGTGACGCGGAGTGATGAGAGTGCCCGGACGCTGCGTTGTGTAATAGGAATCCGATCCGTGACTTGTTCCCACTGACAGGCACGACAGGTCAACGGCTCTTGCCCAGCAATTCGCATTCCGCGTGTAGGTGGCGGAAGCGTGGTTGATCACACCATAATACCCCAATTCTTGTTTCAGTGGGTCGGAATCAATCAGTGTTTCAACTTCTCCCTGCAATGCGGCGGAAACAGTGCCTGCCGCATACCCCAAAAACTCCCGCTTCGCACCGCTGCTGATCGGCATTCCGTAGCTCAAAACGCTTCGCGCCTCTCCGAGCTGAAACTCGATTTCACCAAGGCCAACGCCTCCCGCACGGGCCAGTACATAATCTTCACCCAGCGTCGCCACGGATGGAGTTAAGTTTGTGACAGTAGCTCCTAGCATCGGTGTCACTAAATAATTCGTCCACGTGTCCGCGCCGCCCGACTCATCGACCTCGGAGTCAAAAAACAACGTCGGTGCTGGCCCGGTCCCACCGGACGACGCCGGGACTTCAATAAGTGTCCCAAGCCCATCGGAGGGATAGCTTGCTGTCCTGACCTCCACGGTCGATTCGTTTGACTGGATCAGGATCATCAGAGGTATTTATAGGTCCACTTTGCGCTAGCGGAAATAGCACCAACCAAAGCCACGCTGGATTTTTTCACCCAAATCCCAAATTCTAAAACACCCGCAACGCCTATGACGTAAGGATCGGTGGCAAAATCAAAAACCGCAGCAAGCGATCCAGAGCTTGGACTCCCTGCGGTGGTAGGATAACTGCTGCACACCGCCTTTGAGTCCGATGAGCACGACATATCAGCGCCCACTAATGTGGTGAAGTTCAAAATCACCACTCCTTTGTAGGAGTGAGTCCTATTAAGGGACGCGGGCGATACCGGGGCAGGGAAATGCGTCGAATCTCCCGGAGCTTGTCCGGGGGCTCTGAAATTGAGAGCAAGGTCGGTGAGGTTTGTGAAATTATACAGGTCCGCCACCACGTCAAACGCAACTTGCAGCTGTGCGCCTTCTACCAAGAACGAGGCGGGCAGCGGTATCTCTCCCAGCTTCAGGAAATAGGTCTGGGCTGCCCCGAAATCGTTAATGAATGCCATCGCGTGCTGCGATGGGAGCGCCACGTCCTGCATAAGCCGGATACCTCCAGTAGTGGAGTTATTATGCACTACGGCGTTTCCAGCACCGTCTCCGCTCAAACGACCGAGAGGTAAAATGACCGCAGAGGAATCTCCAAGGGAGATGCCTGATGTTGGCAGACTTTCCGGCATATACTCCGCGCCGATCCGCGTCGGGTCAGCCACTGCTCCTTTAAGCGTGGTGGTGATCTCCGCAGCTGTTGGAAGTCCACCCGTTCCGCCACCTCCCACCACCACCCATGCGTCCACATACCAAACCGAGAATCCGCCGGTCTCCGGGTCGAACCAGATCGCGTCTCGGTCGTCAACTCCCGGCGTGGTGGTGGAGGTGATGAGCGGGGTTTCTCCTGTGTCTCCCGTGGGGCCGGTGGCTCCCGTGAGGCCGGTGGGGCCGGTGTTGCCGGTAGGTCCGGTGGCTCCTGCAGCTCCTGTGGGGCCTGTATAGGGCACCGCCTCGCTCAGCGTGTGCAGGGGGACGCTCGTCGTCGTCTGGCGCGTCGTGTCGCGCTTCAGGACCAGCGTGCCGTAAGCCACCGTCAGGATGACGCCCGTGGTCTCGTGCTCCGCTTGGATGTCCCAGTAGAGGGTCTTGCCACCGAGGTCCCGCGTGTCCACCGGATGGAACGTCACGGAGGCGCTGGAACTGACGACAGGATCGACAATGCCCACTCCGCTGGCGTATTGGAACTTGGCCCCGAGGTCGCTCGCCGCGTTGGACGCCTTGGCCGTGAAGATGAGCTGGTAGGCCGAGCCGGGGCTGAACGCCGCTCCATCCACTTCCGTCTTCAACGGAATGGACACCGTCTTGGTGTCTCCTGCGTAGAACGTGATCTCCTGTGATGTGAGCGCCATGGTTTAGCCGGGCTAAAGGGGAAAAAGAAAGACAGCCCGCCCCCGCACTGGACGGAGACGGGCCGGGTTAGGTTAGTGGCTGACGCGATACCAAGCGTTTCCAATCGCCCGGTAGGTTCCGGTCGTGGCGTTCGCAACGGTCGACGTGGCGGCTCCGGTAGCCGAAGCTCCGCTGTAGATGACGTCGGGACTCACGGCGGTCACAGTGGCAACCGTGGACGTCCCTGCGGCGATCACGGTGAACTCCTTGCGGCGTCCCTTCGAGGAAGGAAGTGTCAAAACGGTGGTGGCTCCTGATGTCAGGAGGGTCACTTTACGACTCAAAGTCGCGGCAGCGGTAACAGCCTTGATCTTGTTGTTGTAAGTGAGAAGTGGGAGAATGACTTTTTTCATGATGATTTTAAGTAGGCCCGTTAAGCAGAAAACCCCGGCCCGGATGGGCGTCCAGACCGGGGATAACACACTACTGTTTAGCCAAGCGAACTGCCGTCCATGATGCGTCCGTCTGGAGCTGCGACCGCGAGGTGACGAATCACGATGCCGAACTCCGGAGAGTCGGGACGGGTGCCGTTCGACCATGTTCCACGGAACTGACCGATTGAACCATCGGGGTTGTCATCGCGGTGCTCGTAGTTGGTCCAGCGATAGCTGCCCGCGTAGTTCATCGCAGGGAAGTTGGCTTGACCCACCGAGGTGATTGGTTTTGGAACCAGCGTGGTGCAGACACCCTGATGGTAGACGTAGGAATCTTCCCAAGTGGCGGTGAGCCAATTAGGATTAGGAACACGCTTGTAAACACCCGAGGAAGCAGGAGTTTCCACGACATAGAATTGCGGAACCTTGCACCAGAACGACGCGGCGGTGGTGCCGGTGGTGATGGCAACAAGTGCAGTGGCAGTGGCGCTCTTAACGACGTAAGCGGTCGTGGACGAGCGGCTGACAACCTCAAGTTTCTGGGAACCGGTGAGGATGGTGGAACCCTTGAAGAGGGTATAGGCAGGGGCACCGTTCAGCACCAGTGCGCCAGTGGTGGCGTTCAGGGTGTCGATGGTGGTCGTGCCGCTGGCAATAAATTCCCAGCGGTCCACCTTCTCGTCGCAGGTGTGGACGAAACCGTTGTAGCTCCACTTCTTGCCCATCGCGGCGAGGAGGCCCTCGTTCTGCGAGCTGTAGCGGAAGTCCTCGCGGACATCAGGGTCGGCCATGATCAGGCGGCGCGACTGGCGCGGCGAGGTGATCAGTGAGTAGCCTGCGGAACCACCAGCTTGACCAAGAGAGTCCTCTCCTGCACCTTGATGGTTCAGGAACTCATAGATGATATCAGTGAATCCATTGGTGAGAATTGAGCTGTCCGTTCCACTGTATGCAGGAAACGCGGTGTTGCCGTAATCTCCGCCATCCAAGCTGAAGCTGGAATCAAGGACGCAAAGATTGTCGGCGATGCGCTTGTATTCCGAGCGGGAGCGCTCAATCTGAAGCTCGCGACCTTGGTCGGCCAGAGCGTTGATGCAGGCACCCATTTGCTTTACCCGGACGAACTTGTCGCGCAGGTTGTTGGTGTTCATCGGAGGACCCCACACGGCCTTGTGTTGGAGGCGGTAGTCACGAAGGGTTTGCGTGAACTCAACGGTATCCGAAGGAGGAAGGCCAGCTCCGGTGCCTGAAAGGTGGTTGGCGGTGTTGTCGCTGGCACTCAGGTCCGTGGCGACGTTCGCCCAATCCACTTCTTCAGCGAGAGCTCCAGTGGTGCTGGCAGCCGTCACGAGTTTGGCGCGGTCGAATTGGAAGGTTTTCTGGACCGAGGAAATTTCGTCAGACCAAGTTTCCTTGCGTCCGAGGGTGATCCAAGGGGTGGGACGACCCATGATCTTTTGATTGATCATCGGTCCGATTTGGGGTGCTTGTTGGACCATGAGGTCCGCGACAGAATAGGTAGCCATAATTTTAGGTGGTTATCGAGAGTTCTTTGTTTAGCCCGGCTAAAGATCGGTGATCTTTCTTGGTTGATGCCAAGGCTTGGAAAACAGAGCTGGCGCACTTGCGCTTGCTCAAAGGATGCTTTCTTAGAACGGATAACGACCGAGCCTCCGAATCAGGACCTTTTCAAAACCCGCCTGATTGTTGGGTTCGAGAAGGTTTTGCCCTAATCCGGAGGCCACGTCAACTACTTTGTTTCAGGAATCTTGAAATTCCCAAAATATTTATCAATGCGTGAACGCGTAGTCGCTGTTCATAGCTTCCATGAAGTCCTTCGGCTTGTTGCCGTCGGGCTTGGTGGCCTGCACGGAACTCCCGGCCTTGGCTGCCGTGCGGACGCTCTTGACGTCCTCCTTCTCATACACTGAAAGGCGCTTCTTGAGGGCGACCAGCTCCTTCATCGCGTGCGGCAGGGCGGACCCGGCGAACGCGGCGAACGCCATGTCGTTTGCTTTAGCCCGGCTAAAGTCAATCGCCAGCCCCTTGGCCACCAGCTCCTTGAACTTGGGTGTCTCGCCGTCCTCGTCGACAAAGCCCGGAATCACTTCCTTGTATTTGTCCCAGATGGACTTCTGGAGGGTTTGGACGCTGACGCGTTGGTCGGCCAGCAGCTTGCGCTCGGATTCGACGCGTTGCACCTTCTGTCGTTCCAGTTCGCCCTCGGCATTGGCCATCATCTGCTCGCGCTTGTCGATGAGGTCGCCGAACTTCTCGCCGAACGACAACACCTTGGACTGGATGACAAGGGACGCCTCGCCGAAATGGGTGGACATCAGCTCCTCTTGGACAACGGGATCGCGTTCCTTGATGATCTGGCGAAGGATTTGCGGGTCGAGCTGGAGACGCTCGGAAAGCTGGTCGGCTTGGGTGAAGATGGCGGCGGCTGGCTGAACCACCTCGCGCTGGTAAACGTCTTCCGACTCCACCTTGAGCTTGGCGCTCTGTGAGCTCACCTCGGTCAAGCGGGCCTTCAGGCCGTCAATCTCTGCGGTCTTGAGCTCAAGCTCTTGCAGTTTGGCTTGAACCTCGGGCGTGACGGTGGACTGCTTGGCGGCTTTCAGCTCAGCCTTGAGGGCTCTGAACTTCTCCCCGGCCTTGGCCTCCATCCCTTTGACCTCCTCCTCGGTCTGCTTGTCGAAGGCCTCCTCGTTGAAGGCTCCCTCCTTGACCGGCTCCTTGGCCTCTACGGGCGTCTCTGGCGCGTCGGAGAAGAATTCCTCCTCAATGACAGGGGTGGTGTCTTCCGGCGTCTCCTTGGGCTCCACGGGAGCATCAGGAACGGCGGCTACGGGGTCGGGCGCGGCTGGCGTTGGTTCCAGTCCGGCTTGCGGGCCGTCAAAGAACGCGTCCATCGCGGCCATCACGTCGTGGTTGGGGTCGCCGTAAACAGCGTCCGCCATTGTTGTATCTGTGTTTTCTTGAGACATAGTGTGTTTGGTTGGAGATTAGTTGCAGGTCGGTTTACAGTTGTTTTTTTGAGGAAGATCTTCGAAGGGCGCTTGTTGAGCGATTGTTTCTTTTGGCGCGAAACAAAACCCGATATTCGTTTGGATCGAGTGGCTCCTCATGCTGGAAAAAACCATTGGCATCACTTGATGATGCCCTCACAACTTGGAATTCCATATCATGAACCAGATTGCAATCGCAACAAGACATTCTATATCCAACCATCACAGGAGGAACCCACCGACTCCATCCGTCTTCGGTTTCTTTTTCGATAATGAATTTTGCCATGAGTTTAATCGTTGGTTGGCTTGCTTGGAGATTGTTTCCATTGATCCTTTTTTGCGACTAGCCAGTCACTCTTCCAGAACCAATAGCGGCAACGCCCATAAAGAAGTTGAAATCTCAAGCGATCCTCAAAAGGAAGATCCTTAATCCATGGATGATTACTAATCATGATTTTAGTCGTTGGTCGGTTTGAGGCGGCGGGAGGTGGAGCCTTCAAACTGAGGCTTCATCTCCGCCAAGGCGTAGAGCTTCAGCAAGACCGCCACGGCCCCTTCCGTGTGGTTGTAGGCCATCGCACAGGCTTCCAGCGTTGTCGCCCCGCGTCGCTCGCGGAACACCCCGTTGAGAGCTTCCTCGATGGCCTTGGTCATGGTCTGGCTTTGAAGCAGCGCCTTGAGGTCCTGCTGCTCTAGGACGGATAGTAGTGTTTTCATGAATCTTTAGCCGGGCTAAACCTGCGTGGCCTTGAGGCGTTGGAGCTTGGCCTGCGCCTCGGCGTCTTTGGTGACCAGTCCGCTCATCGCCTTCTGGGCCTCGGCCACCTGCTTCCATTCCCCGGCCTTCTTGATGTTCTCCAGCTTGAGCAAACCAATCTGCATTTCCTGCTGCATCTTCTGGCGATGCTTCATGTCGCTCATCTGCATCTCCTGCTGGGTCTTCTGCTGGAGCTTCTGGTCCTCGCTGAGCTCCTGTTGCTCGCCGCCGGGGCCTTGTTCGCCGCCCTCTTGAGCCGCCTTGTTGATCATCTTCAGGCCGTTGACGACAATCTCGCCAACCTGCTGGACCTGCTGGTGATACTGGTTGAGCTCAGGCTGCACGCTCTCGTGAACCACCGTCATCTCCAAAGTTGCAACCGCATGATCGTAAAGCATTTGATGCTCCATCGTCCATTGCATGAGGTCGACCTGACCCTCGTCCACCCCCTTCAATCCCTCCATGAGCTTGTTGATGTGGATGGGGAGGTGCACCATGTGGAGCTGGCCGTCCTTCGGGTCCATGTAGTCGCCTTCGAGAAGCTGGAAGTTTTCCAAGGTGGCAATCGAGTCGTCGTATGGAATGCGGGTCTCGTTCGGCGTTCCGGCGTAGCGGTCGGCCAAGTCCACCCCGCCCAACATAATCAAACGGTCGTAGTCGAAGTTTTTACGTCCCACCGCGTCCCACGTCGAATAGCCTTGCTGGATCTGGTCCATCAGCATGATCCGTGACGCACGGGAACCGGTGCCAATGATCCGCGTGGCCTGCACCCGCTTGAAGTCGATTTGCTTGAAGACGCTCTCAGGGACGCCACGGGCCACACAGCGGGCCTTCATCTCGCGCACGCGGGCCGCAGCCTGCTTGTCCTTCTGCCTGACCGTGAACGCCCGACGGACCTTCTCCTTCGTGATCTTGTCGTAGGGACCGTAGAACAACGTGACGGCGAAGCTGTTGAGCTTGTTGATGAAATCGAGCTTGGAGCTGACTTCCAGCTTCGTCTGACGGCTCTTGTCGTCGTTCATCATCATGTCGCCGGAAGCAAGACCGCCGGTCGCCCGGTTGAGGATGGAACGCGTTTCGTTGATGGCTGGCATCAAGGCGTTGTTCAGGTTGATCCCCACCTGCCTGTCCGGCATCTTCATCGTCGGCGGAATCATGATGGCCGAGCCGGAGTCGATCAGCATCATGTCCTGCTCGTCTTCCGTGGAAGCTGGCTGGAGAATCAACGACGACCCGACCCGGGCATTATCGAGCATCTTGCAATGGAGGATGTCCCCGGCGTTGCACAGCTGGAAGATCAAATATCCCAAGCCGCGCACCGTGTAGAGCCGCCCGCCGTTACCTACGCTGAAAGGAAAGATTTGGAACGCCTGATCCACCGAATCGTAGTGGCCCGGCGACTTGAAGATGAAATCCTCCGGCCCGCCGTCCTGATCGGACAGCGCGTTCTTGGCCGAGATGTAGTAGGACCAGCGTCCGTCAAACTCCCTGATCCACGAATGGATGACGGCGATGTCCTCGCACTTGGAGTCGACAAAAATCTCGTTCGCCTTGATCTGGCGCTGCATCTCCTCCCAGTCGTTCCAGTCGGACTTCACCTGACGGGCGCTTTGGAGAATGGCCTTGCGAATGGCGTCCTCGTTCCAGCCCTCGCCGCCAATCTTGGTGAACAACTCGGTGACACCGTAGGAGCCCAGCGAATGCGCCTGCTCGATCTTGGAGGTGATGATGCCGCTCTTGCGCGGAAACTTGAAATGGTCGAGACCGGCGACGGAATACTGCATCGTCTCCTTGTCGTCGAAATAGGCAATGGCCACCCCGTGCTTGACGTAGGTGGCGGCGAGCTGGATGTGCAGGGCCAACGCCCCGTCATCATCCCGGTCCATCACCGTGTATTCCTCGGCCAAAATCTGGCTCCACGTCAGCGCCTGCTGCTTATCCACCGTGGGAAGCAGAGGGATGTCAGCCAGCACTTTGGGCGTAGTGTAGATGTCGACGTAGGCGGCTTGGGCTTCCGTGAGGATGGTGGCTCCCTCACCGGTGGTGATGTTGAAGCGGTCGCTCTGGCCCTTGTTCTCCAGCTCGGCGGCGTCGTGCGGCGGCGTGTAATCGGCCAACCCGTCCACCAAGGAGCGGTTGAACGAACTGTCGTTGTCAGCCTCGCGCAGGAGCTCGTAGCCGTTCCGCGCCGCAGCCGGACTCCCCAGCCTTTCCTTCGGTTCCTCCAGCGTCTCGGCGTCGAGGGTTTTCAAGTCGTCGAGCGACTGCTCCGATTCGCGGAAGAGGGAGGTGGTCATAGGTGTTTAGCCGGGCTAAAGGATTATCGTCCGCGCTCTTGCAGGGCTTCTGGGTTGGCGATAATAATCGCAGTCCCCGTCACAGCGGTCACGACAATCGCCATTTCCGAGTGCGCCCCGTAGTTGATCACGGACTGTTCGGCTGTCACCGTCAGCGGCGTGGCAAACGCTTGGTAGGTTCCCGGCGCGGTCAAATACTTGATCGTTGCGGTGATGGTGCCTGACGTGGCTAGGCGAAGCGTGCGCCCCGGAGTGATGTCAACAAGGTAGGTGCCTGTCGCGGTGATTGTGAGTTTTTGCATGAGCTATGAAGAGGTTGGGCTCTTTTCCATCAATCCAGCCTGATTGTCAAGCATTCAAGATGATCACCGCATCTTTCTGCCCACCGTCGTCAACAAGTTGCGCTTGGTCACCACCTTGGCCCAGCCCTTGTTGACCATCTTCGCCACCTTCTGGACCTCGTCGCTCTTGAAATGCCCCAGCGTAATCGCCTTCTCCACCAACAGGTTGAACGTGTCCGCCATGTCCGGACTCCGCTTGAGACGCTTCTTCGCCTCCTCCTTGCTCTCCACCCTGACCGTCCGCCCCTCCTTCTCGTGGTATTCCCTCTCGATCAACTCCGCGATGAGCGCCTTGCTCACCCCCGTGATCTGCCCCGAACGGATGAACTCCTTCGGCTGAATCCACAGCTCGCTGTTCTTGTTGAAATAGCCGCAGTCCTCGTTACGGAAGACAATCGTCCGGTCGCTCGCCTTGCCTTGGAAATTCACCTTCTGAACCGCCGACGACCACTCCATGTCCACGACATGACCGAACGGCGTTCCCGCTCCCGTGTTGTCCATGATCGCACGCGTCGGCTTCACGTCCCACTCCTCGCACAGCTTCTTCCAGCCCCTCACCGTCTGGTGCGTCAGCGCCACCGCCTTGTTCAGGACGTCGTCCTCGATGGTCTGGTAGCAGCACAGGTGCAGGTGATCCCTACCGTCCACCTTCCCCAGCTTCCCGATCAACGCCTGACTCCTGTCCCCGCCACGGCTGTGCGCCGGGTCAATCGACCCCAGCGTGCTCGGCGTGTTGTCCCAGATCGGCTCCCGCTCCTCCATCGCCCCGGCATTCAAAAACTCCACCTCCGAGTAAATCGAATTGCTCGTCCCGTCAGGACACCAGAACGCCTTCACAAACCGGTAATACCCTCGGCTCGTCTTCCCGCCCCGCTTCTCCGCAATCCGGTCGCAATACCCCTGATCCGTCATCCACTTGATGTGCCCGTAAAGCTCAGGGTGGGTGATACGGGGACACTGCTCCGCATTCAACCGGATGCAAGCCCCATACTTGGTCGTCCACCGCTCGTCGTTCTCCGTCACACTCCGCCAACCTGCCTTCGGCTCGCACAGGTCCCCGAACGGGTCGGTCAACCGGTCCGGGTTGGCCATCCCCACGAACATCAACCGCTCGTTCGACGTCATGTTCTCATACGCCGTCGTCAGAATCCCGTCCGTCAAATGGTTGAACTCGTCCGCCGCCACAATCACGTTCGGATTCTTGATCCCCAGCAACTCGTCCGACGCACCGTCCGACGCACTTCCCGCTGGCTTCAACAACACCCCGCTGTTCCGGTCGGTCCCCATGCTCTGGTTCAGCCCCTTGATGTAGCCGTTCGAGTCGATCAACTTCCCCGGACACCCCTTCTTCTGAGCCTGCGCCCACAACTGCGTGATGCTCTTCCAAATCCGCGTCCGAGCCGCATCCTTCGTCGTCGACATCACAATGAAGAACGTCTCCGTCGGACGCGCCCAATACTCCATAAGTCCATACAACGCAACACCATGCGACTTCCCAGAGTTGTGGTGGATTGCGCCTTCTGCGAAATAATGATGCTCAACCGGAACATTGAGGTCATAAAAATCATGGGTTCCGACACTTGTGATTGACTCGACCTGAATAAGTGGCACCATCAATCCCGATGAGTGCATGGAGTAAAAACAAGGAGAGGAATGATCGGATTGTCCAACTGTTTCAAGAGCTTGGCAGCACCCGTCTGGTTGCTGACAAGGTTGGAATGTCTGTTTCGATGATCGGTCATATTCTGAATAAGAGGGGGATTCCAACACCGAGAACAGGGAGACGCCACAACCCATACGCGGCATGTGACCTCCACTCGGCAAAGGTTCTGGAAATGTGCGAAGCTGGATACAACCTTTCGCAAATTGCGAGAGTCGTTGGAACCAAGAACGAAGAGGTGAAGAAGTTCCTGAGACGGAACGGCGTGACAAAAGAATTCCCGAAAGCAACCTACGGAGAAAAGCACTACGCATGGAAAGGACGGCTACTCGATAAAGACGGCTACGTCTTGATCCATTGCAAGGGTCATCCGAACGCCCGGAAGCACACCCACTACATTTTCGAACATCGTCTTGTCGTGGAAGCGGACCTCGGGCGCTATCTCTTGCCGACTGAAGTAATCCACCACTTGGATGGAGATAAGCAGAATAACTCGGTTGAGAACCTTCAAGTGTTCCAGAGCAACGGCGAGCACCTTGCCGTGGATCTTGCCGGTCGCTGTCCAAAATGGACCCCGCAGGGCAAGGAGCGTATCCGTAAAGCTCTTCTCCAACGGTGGTCTGACTGGCGAACTTCCAACCAGAACGAGTCAGAAGACGGTGCTCTCCCGTGCATTTGAACGAATTTCCGTCACTCAGCCGAAACTCGAACAGCTCAGCCGTCCCCTTCAAATAAGGGACATCGGCCAGAACCGGACCATGGAGTGTCATCACCCATGGTCTTTTTTTGTCTTCACACAAACTCTGAATCGTCGGCTGTTCACCAGTCTTCGGGTCCAGCATCCGCGTGTCACCCGAAACGCACGACGACGCCCCCGCAATCCCCAGAAACCTTTTATCGCTCCAGTCCCCAATCAACTCCCTCACAATCAACTCCAACCACGGCGTCCACAACACCCGGCAAATACTTCCCTCACAGTTAAACGCCAAATCCACCGCCCCCTTGAAATACCTGAACCGATCCGCTGGCTCAATCAACGTCCCGTCCCCCTTCTCCTTCCCCAACGAAAACATCCACAACAAACACACCAACTCCTCTGCCCCCAAGGGAAACTCACACCCGTCAATCACCGGCCCGCGCTGTATCATACCCACCACTTACATTCAACCAACCCTCACTGTCAACACTTCCTTACCGCCACCACCTCTTTAGCCGGGCTAAAATATTTTTATTTTTCCACATCGGTTTTTTCATAACCTATTGAAAATTAATGTTTTTTTCACGACGAACCCATACTGTCCTTCTCTTCTGTATGTAGTAGTTGGGCTTGATAGGAGGACCCGTCGCCCTACCTAGGCCCCCTCTGAGGCTCTGTGAGCGTCAGTGAGGAGCCTACGCTACAGCCTGTAGCCACTGCATCACGTTGATGTAGCCTACGACATGAGCCAACACCAGCAGCGTAGCTCACTGCACTATAGAGACATACGACTATGAAGACACTGATTAAGAGACTGTTCGGTATCCAACGCCTTGAAGACGAACTCACCGGAGTGTGGGCTGAGCTTGAGGCTACCAACCTTGCGCTGCTCACTGAGCGCATGAGTCACCGTGCATACGTCGAGAAGACGCTGGATGAGCGACGCGCTCGCTTTGGTCCGTGGAAGGCGAAGAAGGATGGTAAGGGATTCTACCGCAAAATAACGTATCCCAACTCGATGCCAAGCTGGAGAACGGAGTCAGCAAAGAGCCTGCCTCCTCACACCTTTGGTCACTGCGAGTGTGAAGCCTGCCAAGGCGACGCTATCGTTGATCAAATGAATCGCATGATGGGAGGCTAATCCCCCGCTCGGGCGTCCCCTGCACTTCGGTGTGGGGGACCAAGCCTGAGCTCTCTAGGGACTCTGGAGACACGCACCAGCCGTGAACCAACGCTGGCTTTTGAGATTATGGACAACACGAAAGAATGCTTGATTGCGGGCCTTGGCCTGCTGTTTGCCTGCTTCGTCGCGGCTTGCTTCGGCGGCTGCGACAACACCTCAGACCGGGAGGTTCCGGTCACCACTCCCCATGGTGTCCATGGGACATTGAAAGACACAAACCAATGAAAACATACGAACAACAATGGATGGACGAAGAGAACTTCGGCGGAGACACATCCAGCTCGGGAGACTCTGATTTCGAGAGCTCGGAAGCCCAATGGGAGGCGCTGATTGCCGAACGGCCACCGGGCTACCACGCCTACGAGCAGGACCGTCTGGTCATACAGAGAGTGGCAGAGGCGGACTTGGAGGCAAGGAGACAGCGTTACAACGCCGTCGTCGAGAACGAGGGTCTTTAGCCCGGCTAAAGAGACAAACGTCGAGAGACGTCAACACAGCCATCCATTGTGGATGCCGGTCCCAAGCCCGGAAGCCTGAAGGTCAAACGACCGTTGGGTGATGTGGAGGGTAGAACACACGACCATGAACAACGTAGCGCAATACATCGCCCGCAAGGGCATCGCCAAGCACATGACCAGAGACGCAGCTATCGCCATCTGGAAGGACCTGAAACGGGACGGATGGGAGAAGGACGGCATCATGCTCACCAAGCACAGCGAGGAGGGGACACAGCGCTTCTTCACGTTCGAGGCCAAGGGGCAGTCCGTCTCCGTGTCTTACATGGAGCTGGAGGTGGCGCTGTGAGCGTCGAGGACGAGGGCTGGGTGGAGGCTGTGATGTCCACCATGAAGCTGCCTGACGTCTCAAATGTCATCCTGCCCGGCTCTCTGTGGGTGTCGAGGGAGACAGGGAGACGTGGCAAGGTGAGGTGGTCAACACCGACACAGACGATGTTCGAGTTCCGTGAGGGGCTTGATGCTTCCCGTCTCTACGAGACAGACAGCTTCCTCCGTCTCTTCAAGGAGGTCTGAGCCTTCCCCGTAGGACATCACCATTCAACGTGGTGGTGTCCTTAGGGGAGGGACTCACATCCTCTCCTCATTCCATCCATTTCCCCCCATTCTTTATTCCGTCGTCAATCGTCTGCGGGGGCGAGTGGGAGGGGCTTTGCGTCTTTATTACCTGCGTCGGGGACGCTTCGCGTCTCGTCTCCATAGTACGTACAACCCTCCTTTGTCGTCGTTCTGTCGTCGTTGGATCTAATTCATTTCAGCCGTAACTCGCTCATACTAAGCATTATCCTAATCCTTAGTAAACTACTCAGGTTACTTAGCTCTTGACCCTGCCAGCCTTCTAACCTTTATAATCCTCCGCAGAGCGGCTTGATGCGTGTGAATCTCGCCATTCGAGTCGCCAATTCACCACGCGAGGAAGGCAAGTTGGTGCAAGTGGGTAAGTTCTGCCCCTTTTGGAAGCGAGTTGGGTCTGACGGTGGGTGGAAGGAAGGAGGTTGGTTTAGCCGGGCTAAAGAGGAGCTGCCGCTCCATGAGGATTAGACGTCGATGGTTCTGCGAGGTTGGAAGCCTTGGGTTGCGAGGAGCTGGATTGAAACGTTGGATTGGGCGGCGGACGAGGCGTCGGGGTCGATGGCCTTGGAGAGGAGTTTCTCGGCGATGGCGGCTTCGGAGAAGGTTTGCGGGACTGGGGCGAGGGCGAAGAAGCGTTGGAGGGCCTTGTTGGTTCCTTGGTAGAGGGCTTCGCGTTGTCCCTCTTTTCGTGAAGCCCAGAGAGCGGCCACTTGAGAGGCGGGGTCGGACACGTCTTGGTCGTTGTTCTTGAGTGCGTTGGCCACCCTTGTGGGAGTTGCCCACCGTTCGTCGCAGGAACGTTCGTGGATGGTGCCTTTGGCGATGTTGAATTGCTTGGCGACGTCGCGGGCGAGGGCTCCGGCTTCGATGAGGGAGCGGATGATGAGCCAGTCCTCGTCGCTCACCTTCTTGTGAGGGCAGCGAGCCATGAGGACGGGCTTGAGAGGCACCGCTTGGGTGCTTGAATCACTTTCAGGGATGGAGTCGGACATGACTCTCCCTAAACACAATTTGCCGAGTTGGCAAGCACGGACACTGACCCGTTTTAGTCAGGCTAAAGAGAAAGACACACGAAATGAAAGCATTACTAAGAGTGATAAGAAACGGAGCGCCTTACGTTCCAACTGGTGAGAGTGTTAAATACTTCGAAGGTTGCACCCAGCAACAGCCGGAAGATGGGCTCTACACGGCGTATCAGGAAGACGAAGGAGGAGAATGCTCCATCTTCTTCGTTAAAGAAGAAGGCTCGCCATGGGCTATTTGAGACGTAGGCGGCACACAGAAAGCGTTTGAAGCGTCTTATGGTCACGTAGTGCCGCAGACACCCCCGAACGCGCTCACGGGCTTATGAGCGCAGCCTGAACCCGAAGCATCCGTCAGCCGTCACTGGTTGCCGGATGTTTTCGTTCAGGCCTTCAACCCGGATCGGCCAGCACGTTGCTGAGCCCTTCGGGCGGGAGACTGAAACGCTGGACAACCCAGCTAGAGACAAACGACATGACTACATCTGTAAAAGCATACGGAACACAACACGTCGAAGCCTTGGGAGTGGCAGAAACTACCCCTTTTGACATCGTCGCAGCGATGGAAGAAGCGTTCATGAACAACCGTCCGCTGCACACACCGGTGCGACGGGAAACCACACGCGAGCAAATCCTCGGATCGGTTGAGACCGTCTTGTCCCCCATGGACGAGTTTGTCGCCAACCGCATCTTGGCTTCAGCTCGTTGGAAGCAGAAGACCATGCTCTTCACCAACTTCGGGCGCTGGCTCGAAGAGGATGAGAAGCGCATCGTCAATGCCGCCAAGGAAGGCTTGGAGAGCGTCGAAGACCGTCTTGCAGCCGCGTGCTACGCGGTGGAGAAGATCAAGTCGCGCAAGACTTGGAAGCTGGAGCAGAAGCGTAACGAGGCGGCATCCCACTTCGGTGAACGCGTGAAGGCGTCCAAGATGGTGGTTGACGGCAAAGCCAGCTGGAACGACGCGCAGGTGCACGAGCTCCCGCCTGTCTCCCACGGCAAGGCCCACGAACCAGCCTACTACGCGATCAAGCTGCCTGACGGCAACGTGGTCAACCTCGGCAAGTCGGTTGACGGCTTTGCAGCCAAACTCAACAAGTATCCGAGCCAAGCGATGCAGAACATCGCGCTGCGTCTCGGCATCGAGATGCGCGGCGGCGACACCGCCATCCTCAACCACCTCTTGGGTGCTGAGCAGGTGGTCACCGTCAACGACAAGGGCGAGACCGAATCCAACTACAAGTGGCTCCCAAGCTACACCTCGGTGTGGCAGGGCGTCTGGATTGTCTACGTCGGCTGGCGCTTGAATCCGAAAGTGTCGGATTCGAGCTACTGGCTGGACGACAACAACGAGCTGACCCAGTTCAACCCGAACTACCAGATGACGCCGGAAGACGAAGGATACCAAGCCCCGCTGACGTTGTCCCAGCTCGACTACCACCTGTTGGCCGAAAGCTCGGACCTCGCGGTGGAGAACGAAGATGGTGAAACCGTGGAGTTCATGAACGAGGAGGAAGAATTTCTCACCTTCGCGCCCCAGCGTGAGTCGGGTGAGACGTTCATCGACTTCTCCAAGTATTGCGACAACGACGAAGAGATGGAGCTCTTCGAGGCTTGTTCCTCTGTCATCGAGCGCAGCGAAGGCGGCATCACCGTCGGCGACTTGGAAAGCTCACAATTCATCGACGGCTATGTCCACAAAGGAATCATCCGCACCGAACGCACCTTGCGCCAGATGCGGGCGATTGAAGACCCGGACGCGAAGCTGCTTGAGACCATCGAAGGGATGGAGAAGCATTTCGCCCGGCTAAACAGGCTCGACGGCTTGTGGAACGCCTTCGTTGGAACCCACTACGACGAGCCAATGCCCAAACAGGCGACGTTTGGCGCGAAGGGCGACTTCCGTGAGCCGCTGAAATGCCAGCCGTTCATGTCGCTCGATCCGCTCAACCTCATCGAAGCGCCGTTGGCGCGTGAGGTGGAGGTCATGCCCGAACACGCCGTCACCACCTACACGTGGCTCAACGCCCTCAGCCCCAAGCTGATGGCCAAGCGCGAGCGTGAAGCCCGCAAGGGTCAGGTGCTCCGCAGCATTCAACAAGGCACCCTCGCCGCCGAAATGGCCTTCAACGCAACCTTCGAGCGGATGCTCGGGCTTGCTTGAGGAGCGCTTCGCGCTGGGAGGATTAGGGCAAGGGAGGGGTTGGTCGGCTCGGAAGGGTCGGTCAACTCCTCCTTCATTCTCATAAACAAGCCATGACGCGCACATGACGACAAAGCGCACCAACCAAACCAATAGAAGTCCAAACCAAATGAATACCAACGAAGCCACCGAAGCCACCATCGCCGCCCAAACCCTGACCACCCCAGTCACCCGCCTTCAACCCGGCAACCACCCCGCAACCATCACGGGCGCGGCGATTGTCCGCAACCACAACGGCAAGCTCAACGTGGAGCTCGACTGCGACATGAACGGACGCCGTCTCCAGCACAACATGTATATGACCACGCCAGCGGGCCAAGCCAACACCGCCAAGCAGCTCAAGAACGCATTCGGCATCGAATCGTTCAAGGACGTGCCCAGCATCGTCGGCCAGTCCTGTGTGCTCCGCATGGAGAACGAGGAATACAACGGACGCACCAGCCTGAAGGTGGTCTACGTCAACCCGCACAGCTCGGAAGTTGCCGCCGACATTGACTTCGACGCGCTCGACGCGGGCTTCACCGCACCTGCCGAAACGGAAGTGGTGTTCTAATCTCCCCCCAACCCCCAAAAAAAGCGGCGGGCTCGACTTCGGTCGGGCTCGTCGCTCATTTTTTATAAACACTTCAATCGTAACACCATGAAAACCAAAGCATTACTCATTTTGACCGCGTCAATCGTGACGCTGCAAGCCCGCACGGAACGCGACTACGACCTCGACTGGTATGGACGCCAAAACGCAGAGCGCAACGCGCAACGCCGCCACGAAGAAGACCAACGGGAACGCGGCTACCAAGAACAGCAAGAATGGATCAACCGCATCCAACGCGATTCAGCCGCCAAGAAAGCCCAGCAAGCAGCCGACCGCGCCGCCGCTGAAAACGCTCGACAACTGCGCGACATCCAAGAGAAGCTCGAACGTCTCGAACGCAACAAGCCATGAAACTTCACCCACCATTCTTCTGCATAGCCCGCCAACGCTGGATCTACCCTTAAATTTTAACCGCATCAATCATGACCGCCCACGAACAACACCAGCAGATGATCGAAGATCACAAGCAAGCCAAGGCCAAGCGCCGGGAAGACCACAAACGCACCGGAGGACGCAAGTTTGTGTATCCCGGACATCTCTACTGACTTTAGCCCGGCTAAACGTGGATGGGTTTGTTTACCCTCGGCACGTAAAAACCCGTAAAGTTACACGCCTGACCGACGTAATCGGTCACTCCATTCCAGCCTCCGCAGTGAGGGCATTCTGAAACCGACTACTTGGGGTAAAGGGCATTGCCGCCGCCAGCCCTATTCAATCCACCTTGGCCCACCGATTAGCTGTCGGTCACAGCATGTGGTGAGGGAGGGAAGTAAGAGTGAGCGACCTGGCCGGAGGTTGGAATGTGGTAACGAGTAGAACCATCCATCGGGCAAGCACACCGCTTGCTGCCACACGAATTAAACTGCCGCCTCGTCAGAGCGGACACCGGATCAGTAACCGGATATTCAACAAACCAGAAACCATGAAACAATGAAACTAAACGAAGAACAACTAAACACCATCATCGCTTCATACGAGAGATTGGATATTGCAACTAAGAACGCCGAAAGGGCAGGTTGCCTTGACATGAATGGTCCGCTTTTCGACGCAATCTGGCGTGGGTTTGAAAACGTAGTGAGCGTGGTGGATGAGGATACATGGATATCATGGTTCATTTATGACAACGACATGGGCAAAAAAGGCTTGAGCGTCACGATCAACGAAAAGAAAATGAAGGTCAAGACAGTAAAGGCACTCCTGAAAATAATGAACTCATGAAAACTATGAATACAGACACACCAGAGACAAATGCTGTTAAAAGACCACAGGGATTACGCGCTTGTGCCGATGGCTTAGATGTAAATCCAGATAAGGCTTTTGCACAGAAGTGCATGAGGCACGCTGCCGACCGTATGGAACAACTCGAACGCGAGCGCGACGAGGCGCGCGAAGATTTGAAATTCAAAGAGAAGTTATGCGCCGAGCTGACGAAACAGCTACGCGAGGAGCAACAGCTGCATGTCCAGACGCTGAACGAGCGCGACCAATGGAGGAACGAGCACGACCGAGTGGTGCATGAATATCAACACCGTATGATGGTGATCGGGATATCCGTGATCAATGCAACCAGTTATCCAGAGAACGTCGATGTGGAGGCACGCTGTGAGTCCTGAACAACAAAGAATCGCCATCGCGGAAGCGTGTGGGTGGAAATTGGTTACGGATAATCCAGAATATGAGCCATACTGGGAAGACCCAAAAGGAAATATGGTTGCTGTTAGCAACGGTGTTCATAGATTGCCCGACTACCTCAACGACCTCAACGCGATGGCAGCAGCCGAGTCCATCATCATCAAGGCTGGGGCGCAAACCATTCGGCTTTATGAGGACGCACTCCAAAAGTTTGTTGCTAACATCGTATTTGCCACCGCCGC